TGGGGCAACGCAACCGTGGAAGCAGGGGGCAACGCAACCGTGAAAGCATGGGACAACGCAACCGTGGAAGCAGGGGACAACGCAACCGTGGAAGCATGGGACAACGCAACCGTGGAAGCAGGGGACAACGCTTATATAAATTCAATAAATACTATTGAACATAAATTATCAGATTTTGCAATTTGTAGATACAAATATGAAAATAGAATAGTTTTGAGCAGTACTTCAAAAATTCAAACATATTAGCCATGAAACCCCACCACCACCTCTACACACTAATCCTATATTTTGCAATACAGGATTTAAGACACTGGATTAAAACCAACTACAAAGGCATATTAAGGATTCTATTTTGGTATGTACTTATACCTGTGATTATGAATTACTTTGATTTCAGTCATTGGCTTATAGGTGCATATCTGTTTACTGCTGCATGTGTTTTGATTGTGATTGCATATACTAAGGAAGGGAGGGCTGAATGATTGGATATTTACCTGACAGAGAACTAACACCACCCGAACAAGACGACCTAATGGAAGTACAACGATGTACTGAATGTATGTGCTACTTTTATGAGTGTGTTGAAATTGACAGTGCTTATTTGCCTGAGCAGTTTGATGTGAGTGATATTGTTTGTGAGTATTGTAGAAGGGAGGCGGAATGCGAACACTAATCTACACCCTCTCACTCCTATTCTTAGCACTTGGCTTCATTGCCATCGGAGCTAATCTCTTTCCGGTGGTTAGAGAGAAAGTGATTTATACCGACAGAATCACAACTGTAAGCCCTACATTAAATAAACAGAACCTGAAACAGGCAATCAGTTTGCTAAACATGAAGTGTCCGCAAATCGTAGAAAAACAAGCTTATTTGGAATCGACACACTTGACAGATAAACGAGCAATCGAATGTCAGAATATTTTTGGACTTTGTAAAAATAATAAGTTGATACGTTTTAATCATTGGTTTGAATCACTTTGCTTATATAAGTATCTGTTTAATGATTGTTTTAAAGGTGGAAGTGAAAGGGAGTATGTGAGGTATTTGGAAGGGAAGGGGTATTTTGAGGATAAATTTTATGCAAAGAAATTAAAAGGAATACGATTATGAATGAACTATTCACCCCAGCCACGACCTCCGAAGTCGTATCCGACATCAAGCCAAAGTACACACCTCCGTACTTTCATCATAGCATATACGCTCTTAATGCTGAAATAGCAAAAGGTAACAGCCGAAATGCTGAATTATGAGACTTATAACGAGTTGCACAATAAAGGCAAGTACAATGCTAAGATTAACCATTGTAGGATAAAACTTTCTAATTACAGAAATGCGATTAAGGTGCTGAAGGGGTTGGAATTAAAAGATATTGAGATATGAAAATAGTGCATAACGTGCCGCAGCTATGCCCAGTTGGGCAATTAAAAGAACAATTTTTCAATAACAGATAAGACTTAATAAAATGGAAGAAACTTCAAAAAACAACGAAACTGCCCAATTGGGTATAGGTGCTGTTATGCGTAGGGCTACTGGCATAATGTTCAAAGGAAATGAACTATTAGATGGCGATATTGTCGCACAGCATTGCCAAATGAGAGATGACTATACAGGCGAAACAAGCATTGAACTAAACAGACTGCTAATATCTTGGAACGGTAATAAGTGGGACGTTAAATGTATAGATGCAATGGTTGGCTACCGAAATAACTTTTGGGGATACATTCCAAGATTTGATGAGTTGGTTGGCAATGCGATTGACAATAGTGGATTGCTGTCTGGTGGTGCGGTTTGGCAGCCTTACGCATAACGGACGGGTGTATGTTGTCGTTTTAATGCAACATACACCGTGTTAGCAACTGGGCGGTAATTTTAGCAGAAATGTTAATTTGAAATACTAAAAGCAGTTTTTTTATTTTTGCGTGGATATTGAATATCAGTTAATTAGAAAATAATTTAAAAATAAATCACTTTTTTATTGCATACACGAAATACATTATGTATATTTGTACTGTAATTCAATGTTGGATTACTTAAAACAGGAGGTTATTATGATAAACGGAGCAAAATACAAACAGTGGATGGAAAGCAATGTAGGCGAGTACACAGATGTTAATTGTGACGTTAATATGACAGAACTTGCAGAAGGCTGTGCTGACCATTTTGGAGTAATGACAGAACTCGGAGATAGCGAGGAAGAAACAATTATGTTTGAAATAGCAACGGACTTCTTTAACGGGTAGTCCGTTCATTTTATTTACTCGTTCATTGACAATGAACATAACAAAATAATGAACAATGAAAAAAAACATAGACATACCAGACGATATTCGTTGGGAACTTGAAGCACTTGCTTTGCAAGAAAAAAAGGATTTAAAAACATTTATTCAAGATGTTCTTATTTCTTTGGTGGGTGGGAAAAATAAAAAAACTGCTAACCGAAATGTTAAATCGAAGCAGTAATATAGCCTTGTTGCTAACGGAATGACGGTTGCTTTAGTTATTAATTAAAAAAACAAAATATATGAAAACATCAATACAACTGATAGTAGAAGAATTAACGCATAGTGAACTGAAGGAAAGATTCTTAGAACTTCATACAAATTACGAAAAAATAAAAGATGAACTTTTTGAATTAAAGCAACCGTGTGTTATAAACCGCAGGGAACTGTTAATTGATTTTGTTAGATACATGAATACTAACACAATAATGGCTCAATACGAATGGATAAACGCACCAGTGTATGTAGATGAATACTTAAAATCAAATAATAGTTTATAACGGACAGGTATATGAATAGTAAAAATACGAATAGATATGACAGAAGATAATACAAAAACAGGCGAAAGATATTTGATTCAATTAAGCATCAAGCAAGATAGTTTTATGTTTAATATGTGGGACTATGTGGAAAGTGTAAAAACTTTAAAAGAAGCAGAAAGGTTATGCGAAGGGCTGTATGATAAAACTGTACACAAACTTCAAATATCTGATTTAGTAACGAATACTATTGTGAAAACGTGGACGTAGTATTTTTATTATTTATATACCATGTTGTGCAATCGTTTTAATGTTGCACAACGGTTGGGTATATGAAAAGTAGCCCAACCACGAACTTTGAACAACGCACGAAACTTTCATGGGCTATTTTTTATATACCGTGTTAGTGGCTGGGCTTTATTTAGTTTAATTTAAAAATATAATACAATGGCAGAAAAAACAAAACTTACTTTTGAAATGATTAATCTCGATGATGATTATATCGTTGACCCAAATTCTATTTTTATAAACGGATGGTTACCAAATTGGCAAATGTTAGATGAATTTCTATTTAAAAAAGAAGATAGCAATTTACCTGAACTCATTGAAAATATGGAAAGTGGTAAAATGTATCAAATTGAATTAGAAGTCTGGGTAGATTCCGATGATTACAGACATTGGATTGATTTTAAAGTGTTGGATAGTGGTCTGGTTTAGCCTTGCCGCTAACGGAACGCAAATAAATACAGTATGATTATGGAAGATAAAATTAAACAAATAAAACAACAGGTTATAAAAGGTGAAATGACTACTGATATAGCACTATGGCAAGTATTGGATTTATTTGCTGTTATAAACAGTGCCCTTCACAAGCACTATGGCTATATTATAGAAGAACGATTTAGTTTTTTAAAAGACGGTGAGAAAACAATGACAAGATGGGTGTTGCAGTTTAATAAACATTTTTATAAAACGCAAGAAAGTGCGGAATGTGCATTGGAAGATTTTAAAAAACTTTATCCAACTGTGGAGTATCGAATAGTACCACTTGGGCATTGTTTATAACGGTCGGGTATTGGCTGTCGTTGTGGGTTGATTTTGTGGGAAGCAAAATGCAGCTAATACCTTGTTACCAACTGCTGCGGTCAAATAGTAATAACTTAAAATTGAAAGAGAAATGAAAGCAAAAAATTACAGAATTGGAAATTATATTAAATTTGGTGAACTACAACATCAAATGACATACCATGATATTCGCAACTTATATGAAAGCGAATTGGTAAATAAAGTGCCATCAGGAAGTTATTCTGATATTGCATTGACAAAAGATTGGATAGAAAAATTGGGAGGAAAAACATTTGGTGGAGTTACTTATATTTCTATCCCAAATTTAAAAGCAGAATTACATTTTGAATTTTATAGCAGTGAAATTATTATCACAATTAAAAGTCAATTTTGCGAATTAATATTAGACCCAATAAAATATGTTCACCAATTGCAGAATTTATTTTTTGCGTTGGCTACCTATGAACTTTATTTGGAAACGTAAAATAGCAGTTGTTGGTAACACCCGCTAAACTTAGTAAATATACACAAAACTAATTAACAATGAATACATTAACTGTAACAAGATATACGTTTGAAAATTACTTTGATGGATATTTTCAAGAAGGTAAATTTTACGATAAGAATGGTACTGAATTAAAAGAAAAGTACTATAATGGCAGGATATGTATTCAGAATAATTATAAACGTTTTGGCGTTGTTAAACTCCGTAAATTTGCTAAAAGAACAGAAGTATTAATCGAAACATTACCTTTTTAAAATGAAAATATTTGTAGCAACAGTAATTCCTTTAAACAAAGTATTTCAAGATGAAGTACATGTAGGATATAAGCAAGATATGAGAGAAACTGAATTAAAGGAATATGACGTAGAAAACTTTAAAGAATTAGATTTAATCCTTTGTCAGAAATATGACTGTGATGAAGTGTATATCGAAAGTGAGCAGTTACCAAATATGAAGCGATATAAGGACTTAGGTGTTAGAATTAATCCTACAATGGCAGAGTATAATAAAATTAAAAAATCTAAAAAATGATAAATAAATATTCAAAAATGTTTATGGATATAGCTGAAATAACAGCATATCAAAGTAATTGTGTGAAGTACAAAGTTGGTACTATTCAGAAACATAAGAAAAGAATTGCTAAAAATCAAACTAATATATTTTAAAATGAAAACAATCTACTGTGGCGACACAACAATAAAATGTAAACATCGTAAAAAAGGAATTTGCAGAAACGTAAAAGAATGTGCTATTAAAATGAACGAAAAAGAATATGAGGAGACCATGAAATGAATACCACCGAGCTCATCAACATAATAGCTAAAAAAGTAGCAGAACACCCAACAGACTGCCTTAGTAAGTCTGAGATAGTACAGATACTTGCACCGTTTTATAATGGCTGCAATTCATCATGTCCCGATTGGAAAGAAGATTCAAATGGTAATTGTCTCGATTGTAGTAATGATTTTAATAAATTTGAAGAAATAATTATTCACGATGGCACAGACCCCGAAAGAGATTGTCCTGTTTGTGATAATCAAAGCCAGGATAAATGCGAAGATTGTGAAAATGGTAGTAACTTTAAATTAAGTGAGTATTAACCAATATAAATAAAGAAATGAACCAATTTGAGATAGAACAATTTAGACATGATTTCAGAGTATTAGTTTATCAAAAATCAATAGTTTATGACAGAAACGAATCTATTAAAAAATTAAGTAGGTATGATAAACAAGGAAGCCACGAAAAAGCAATAGTAAAAGCAATAGCGAATAGAGATATAGAATCAAATAAATTTAAAGAAATGCTTAAAGGAAAATCTTATGATGAATGGAAAGAGTTCAGTAAAAAAATTTGCATACTTCAAAAAAGATTAAAAGCAATACAAGTTTCTCAGAAAAAATATGAAGATAAAATTAATCAACTTAAATTTTAATTAATTAGACCTCCCGATAGGTATTCGGAATATAAGATATGGATGCAGACGTATTAGGCTGTTTAAAAGCAATAAACAAAAGTTATAAAGCATTTGAACATAAAGGACAATCAATGACTAAAAAAGAAGTACAGGCTGTTTTAACTTATGCTTATAATAAAGGTTATAAAGCTGTTAGTGAGCTTAGTGATGAAGAAATAAATAATGTTTTATCTAAAATAAAGTAATTAACCCTCCCCAGAGGATAAAAAATGAAAGCATGAATAAAAAATACGTATTTGCAAGAAACATAAACAACTCAGGTAAGACAGGAATAGTCAGCATTGTATCATTAGAAATAATGTGTTATTGTAATGAAGAACAGTCAAAAACATTACTGCTTGCATTGAATTGTTATCATAAATTATTAATAACCCCCAATAAATAGAACCTATGAAAAATGAAAAATTTATAGAAATGTCAAAAAAGATACTACAAAGAACAGTTGATAATACTAATGGTAGCGATAGATTTGTAGTAGATAATAATAAAGTAAAATATATAAGAGAGGATATAGTTTTGAATGCAATGTTAGAAGCAACTCAATATTCTTTTCTTTCTATACCTGAAGCTACAAAATAACCATTAAGGCAGTTGCCTAATGTGAATTAAAACTAATATAAACTAAACTCTCGACGGTGTAGATTAAGTCAAGTAAAAGTATGAATTATAAAAATAACACAATAACATCATTTTGTGAAGAATTAATAGAGCAAATACAATCAGGTGCAAGTTTATCTGACGTTATTCAATTATTAATAGAGTGGCAACAACCATTAGAACATCATAAAGATAATACTTGTGGTTTATATGCCTTTGACTGTAACCCAAAAGAATTATTAAATAAATTTAATAATAGTCAATCAGATGCTCATAACATTGAATGTGTACAATTTGAACAATTAATTATTGATTGGGAAAGGTTTTGTGATGATAAAAACTTTATTGGAAGTCCTTTCTTTAGAATTAAGTTTTAATTAAATAAGGGAGTCTAAACCAAGCAAAGAGCCTCACTAAATGTGGGGCTTTTTTAAAACTTTAACAATAACAATTAAAATGAAAAGAATATGACATCAAATGAGTTAAGAATAGGAAATTTAATAAGTTTTGATAATGAAATAATATCAGTATTACCAAATACAATAGTAGCTATTTATAGTTTACGAGAAAGCAAATTAAAATCATCTGCTCTTCCTATTCGTATAACAATATATTGGTTAAAAAAATTTGGATTTAATGGAAAAATAAATCATATAAGTAAGTGTGGAAATTTTTATTTAGGATATGATGCTGAATATGGAAGACATGATATGAGTATATGGTATCAAAAAGGTTCATTTTGTTTTTCTCATACTAACACTTTTACTGTTATTAAATATGTTCATCAACTACAAAATTTATATTTTTTATTAACTGGAAAAGAATTACAAATTAATTTAAAATAGGAGGTTTTATGTTTTTATCAAATGAAATTAAAGATATTATTTTTCGTGATTGTATCAAACCCTTACTCATAAATTCAGAAACAGGTGAAAGTACATCTGATGGAACTGAATGGGAAGTAATGAATGATATAGAAGAGCGTATTGAAGATGAAGTACGTGAAAATATTAGAAAAATAGCAAATCAAATAACAAATTATTGGTATAATGAATTACATGGTAAGATTGCACCAATACACCAAAAGCAAAAATTAACTGATTATATAAAAGAACAATTAAAAATTTAAACAAATGAAAATAAAAAAAATATATGTTGATAAACTTCCAAAAAGCTGTGAAGAATGTATTTTGCTTAATGTATCTAAACAATTTATACATGAATATTGCCCTTTAATTGATATGGAATTAAATATATATGGTGATTGTGAGAATAAAAGACATAATAAATGTTCTTTAATAAAAATAGATTGTAATAATTGTGATAATATTTTTTGTAAAGAAAATATAGTAGAAAAAGATTGCACAGATAATAATTATGAAAATTATAAATGATTATGACAAAATTTAAAATAATCCTTCGTGAAGAAGGCAGTAATTATGTTTTACGATTAAAAAGAAAAGGTTTTTTATTCTATAAAACCGTACAGGAAATAAAAGAACAGATTGAAAATTACAGTCCTTTAAATCAGTTAAAATATAATAAGTTTCACAAAATCATAACTGATTGGCAAAATGAATTTAGTGTTGCTGATGATGATATAGAAATTATTGATTAACCCCCGACAAACTTAAAAAACTTTAAAAATGGAAAAGCAAGTCAAGACACAAAAAGAACATAAATGTGCATATTGTAATTCTATTATTCAAATTGGTGTTATTGCAGATTATACAGAATTTAAACAATCTGTTTATGATTATGATAACAGAGCAGAAACTAAACAAATAGGAATAAAATATAATAAATTTTGGACTCATTCAGATACATCAATATGCGAAAACTATATTAATGATGAATTACTAAAAAACTTTAACAATAACAATTAAAATGAAAACTATCAAATTGACTATTACTCTTACTATTACAGATGAATTGTATAATAGTGATGAAATACAAGAATTAAAAAATGATATTAATACAGGTGATTTTCAAAAAGAAATGTCTGTATCATGGAATAAAAAAATAGAAAATAGAGTGCTTAAATGTAAAGCTAATTTAGAAGTTATAAAAGAATAATTATTTAACTCCAAAAACTATCCACCCCAAAGTACCCAAAACAATAGCCCAATTACGCTGTTTTTTGATACGTTTTAATTCTACTTGGTAATTCTTATCAGCTTCATAAATGATACTTCTTAAATTACTATTATTAAGTGAATCATTCTTATGTATCGAATCAGATTTAACCCTTTCAACTAAGCAAATAGAATCTTTATACTGATACCCATTAAGCAAGCTGTCTTGGTTTTCAATCAATTCAGTTTGCTTATAATATTGGTATTGCAACTGATTAGCATTGTAGCATGATTGGGTGCTTACCATTGCAGAAGTTAAATATAGATTACCAAAGTTAAAATTTTCTTCAAACTTCTGTACTTGTGCTGTATCGGTAAGTTTAGGTAGGTTTGTATCTTTCTGATTAAGTTCTTTTCTTAACTTTTTATTTGTTTTCCAAAGGTTGTCATTTTCAGTTGTAACAGAATCGTATTTTAAACGCCCCTGTTGGATTTCTTTTATTAGCAAGTAGTTTATACTGTCACGTTGTTTTATGCTGTCTTGATACTTCGCTGTATTATCTGTGACTATTTTAGTATCTCCACTCCACCATAAAAAAGCAATAATGATTAACAAGCATATAATGGCAAATGTGAATACTGTGTCTTTAGTTAGTTTCATAATAAAATAAGTTTAGGTTAAAATCAATTAATGGAAGTGAGTTTGCTGAAAAATAAGGGTAAGGTGTGTACATTTATTTTACTTCTTCATAAGTTTTTTCAAATATATCGGGCTTACATGGATAAAATTCTGCATTAATACCTTTTATAATCCAATCATTTTTAGTTGCAGTCATTACACCTTCGAGGGTTTTTATATAATATTCTCCTGTTTTAATAGCAAGTTCTTCAGCATCTTCATAAGCTAATTTATGACCATGAAATTCTTTCATAAAATTACAAACTTCATCAAAGTTTTTACCAGTCCATTGTATTGCTTCAATAACTACTGGTTTTTTTCTAAATTTTTTAATCATAATAAAATAATTTAATGTTTATTGCAAATATAATAAATCTTATTTGATTACCAACTCACTTTAGTTTAGTTATAACTTAACTTTCCGCTCCTATTCTATAAAGCCTTATTTGATTAGAATTAGTAAATACTAAAAAATCACAATCAAAGCAGTAACCTGAGACTATCCAGTTATGACAGATTGGGCAAATCATACCATTAACTCCTTAGCAATAATATCAGCAACTTCATATTTCTTTGCTTCATATTTTGGTAAGTCATTTTCATTCAAAAAGCATACTTCTAAAAGTATCATTGGTATCTTAGTATCATCTAATATTGCCAACTTCCCTACAAACGTTTCAGAAGGATAAATATAATCTCTTTCAGGTACTCTTTTTCTTAATGGTATTCCTAAACATGATGAAACTTTCCTAACTATTCTTTTAGCTCTTTCTTTATTCTGCTCAGTAGTTTTTTTTGATACAATTACTTCGGTACCAGTTGCATCAGGATTGTTATCGTTAAAATGAATATCAATACCTATACTGTCTTTTGTGGCATAAGTGTTAATCATTTGCCTTACTTCATAATTGGACATTTGGTCTTTGTCTGTAATTGGGTCAATAACAGTACCATTAAGACACTCACTATTTTTTATTTGTTCAGCAACTAACTTCTGTAATTCAATAGTATAATCACATTCAGACTTTTTGGTATAAGCTGTTGCTCCCGGTGTTTGTTTTGAATGACCTGCTATGATGTATATTTTCTTTTCCATTATACCAATCCCTTCCCATCATCATACTTCACGTCTAACCACTTCAATATTACTTTAATCACATAATCATAAGTAAGAAGTGAAGCTAAGAATAAAGCAATCAAAACATGTAATTTCGTCTCAGCAGTATAAGTCCATATCACACCTAAAACAATCCCATAGATAAGTGTAACGACTTTCTTAAGCCATAAAGGAGTTGTTTTAAAAAAATACTTCAATGTAAAGTATGTGGCAATTATTACCGACAAAGCATAAAACCAATCAGCACCGTTTATACAGTCAAGAGCCTTTTTAATTATTTCTGATAATGTTTCCATAATTATTTATTTTGAGTTTCGTAACGTCTTATATTTATTTTTAGTTTTTCAATTTCAAAATCCTTTTCCTTCATCTCTTCTTTGGCTTTGTCATACATCTTTTTCCATTTAGCCACCTCCTCTTTCAATCTATTATTATCCCCTCTGACATCAATAATTGTATTAAGGAGGGAATAGCATTTTTCAATCTGCTCCTGATACAGATTTTTAGCCTTTTCCAAACTTTCTAAAAGGAGTTTATCATTAGATATTTGCTGCCCTTCTAAACTCTTTTTATCTTTTTTTCTATACCAAAACAGGTTTAGCAGTTGAATGGAAAGACCTCCACTAATTACACCTGTTATCAAAACCAATATTAATTCTTTCATAACTTTTTATCATTAATTGTGCTTAAAATTAAGCATAAAATAAATACCACGAATAAACAAAATATAATTATTTTCATTATGGTAAACTTGGATAAATAGTTTTAATGTAATTTTCTACTAATGTAATCTCCTCGGCAGCCAATGCTCTATTATAACTATAAATGCAAGCAATATCACCAACAAATGGAGTAGCTATATTGTTTGATGTGTCTTTAAAAACGCCTATTGTTGCCCTATCCAGTGCTGAATAATTTAATACTGGATTATTATTAGCATTGCTATTATCAGCACTGCCATTAATCCTAATACTCATACCAGTACTTGCTCCTTTTAATGTAAATAGATTCCAAGAACCAGAGACAGAATTAGCAGAATACAAACTAATTCCTTCAACAACTAATCTCAATGCTCCAGGATTGGTAACATGATTATCCGCCATTATTTGTATATATATGGCTCCTAAATTATATGCTCTCCCTAAGATAAATGCTGCTGAATTATTTGCTGTTTTTTTACAGGCTATTAAAATTGTAAAATACCCAGTAGGTAAAGCAGAATTAGGTAAATCATAATGGTCGTTAGAACCATCAAAACGTAATACATCCTTTGTACCTAATCCATTACTTACTAATAATCCTTGGTCTGCTACTATACTCTGTATGGCGGAATAATCTATTTTACGATTAACCCAACAATTAACAATATTACTTGAATCTTGCGAAAGATAATCAATAGATTCAAACCATAACAATAAATCACTTATGTCGGAGGGGAGAAAGGGTCTTCCAATCCAACTGTTTATTTGATTTGTTGCTCCTATTGTTGATATGAGTGAGTGTTTCTGATTCATTATTAATAAGTTAAACGTTTTACACTTCCAAAAACCAATAGAACATTTGTCACACTTGCAAAAGCTGTTATTACAAGGCTATTCTGAATTAACAAAGATGGAACTATATATGTCAATCCGTTTTTAGAAGGTATAGGCAAAACTATATTTCCTTCTGCCACAGTTGCAGTTCCCCATTCGATTGTCAATGTTACTGGAATTGTATGATTATTAGTGATAAATAATTCTAATTCATCAATAGAAGTTGTCCCTGCTGGTGCTGTATGTAAGGTATCGCCCAAAGTAGCTGTTTGAACTATCTTTATTCCCTTGCCATTAGTTGAACCTGAAAGTGGTATTTTTGTGAATGTTGCCATTTTAATTAAACATTTGATTTGCGATTATATTATTTGCGTCTGAAAAATCTGTTGCACCTCCACCAAACTTATCAAAGTCAACTTTTTTCATTGTGCCACCATCATCAATAGGAATCATCATTCCTGCTACTGGTGTACTTTCCTCTGCAAGTGTGGTTGTATTTGTGTTTGTGAGGTCTTTATAGGCAAAAGTATCACTTAATACCTCTATATTTGTTGGTACTGAAAATGCTGCTGCTGTAGTACCTCTATAATAAATCTTTGCTGTTGGTGCTGTTCCTGCTCCACTTACACTTGCTCTTAATAATCCTACAAATCTGCTTCCTGCTGTTGGTGTGTATAATGCAAGATTAACAAGATATAAGTCCTCTTCTATAAGTGCTGTAATTGCTTTTCCTATTTCAGACGTGCCTACAATAACTTCTGATGTATCCGCTTTGTATTCTATGAGTTCCCAATAGGTTTTTAGTGTTTTTGTCCCTGCCGTTTTTTCAATATGAAAGTGCATATTATAAATGCCTGCAATAAGCATTGAAGGTGTAGCAGCTACAGGTGAAATCCACCCTTGTATAATGCCTAAGTCTGCCAAAGCTGCAACGGTTACAGAAGTTTCAATGTCAGGCGATGGACTTAATGATGTCAGTTTCCAAGTGCCTATACCTGAAGCCGTATCAAGCATATAGAAATTTGCGTTTAAGGCTGTTACTGCATTTTTTACGTACTCAACATTCGTGAGATTTTTTTCATCTAATCCTATCTGTGCAATAGTCCTGTCAAGTTTTGGAGTTCCTCCTGTTATTGTTTGTTCCCCTGCTGTTTGGTCAAGTTTGAGATATAAGGCATCAAATACAGTTGTAAGTGCTGTCTTTATATTAGCCCATGTAATCTTTTTCCAAGCCGAAGCAACAGTATTCCAAAATGGTATTGTATAAGCATCTGCGAGGGTGTCGGCTGCATCGCCACTATATGGCATTGATGCTACTGTACGACCCCCATCCTTAATGAGCTTTCCAGTAACTCCATCGAATACTGCTATGTTTTCATTTATTGCACTACCGGGACCTACTACGTCACCTGTGCCGCCTGTTCCACTTCCAGATGTTATTGCTGTATTAGCAACAGTTAGCAATGTATCTGTTTTTAATGCAGCAGCATCAAGTCTATATATTTTTTTTGTAGCAGTACAATAAATAAGAGAATCTATCTGAAGTGTAATTCCAAATGTGGTCGATGTTGTTGCTACTTGAAAATATACTTTCGCTTGTCCTGCCATAATTATACGATTTCAAAAATTATACATTCATAATCAATTGTTGCAACAGTAAATGTCACTTTATTTGCTCCTGCTGCATCAGTTGTAAGAAATGCCTTAAATATTCCTGCATTTTTATTAAAAAATCCATCAGGATAATTTGCTGTATTAATATTTATCTTGCCACCAGCAATAACAGTAACGGTTTCACGATAAGCATTTGAAAACTTATCTATTACCCAAAAGTAATACGATAAACCAACTGTAAGTCCTAAAGTAAATGATATAGTTGTAACACATGGACTGCTTTTTGTTGTCTCGTAACAGACATCACAATCCTGTGCAAATGTTTTATTACAAATCTTTGCCATAATGTATGTTTTAAGTGATTAAAAAAAAGTAACCCCGCCAGGTAATGACAGGGGTACTAATTTAGGCACATGACATACATCTGTCGAATGTTCCAACAGGCATAGTAAGAGGACAAGGGATATTTTCCTGAGTGAATTTAATGATAACATTCCATACAACCTTAGCTTTTAAGTCCTCTACAATAGGAGCTTTAGGGACTATAAGAGCATTGTTATCTGACATATAGATTTTAGTTTCTGTTCTGTAACCGACCTGATAATCTTTCGATTTTTTGATGGTATTCCAGAAATTGCAATTGTCAAGATAATTAGGTTCAAAAACATTAAGAGTAAATTCATAGGCGTCCAAATCCTGTAATGTATCTCCAAATCCCGCACTTAATTGTTCTGCAATTTCTAAGGTGCCGCGAGTGTATGGAAATACAAATACGTCTTCTGAACAAATAGCTGTTTGCCATTCATCAGGGTCTGTCATATCGACAAAGGAATAAGATTTTTTCTTAAAGAAAAGTGACCTTACCCCTGCCAATTCTTTTTCCGGGCAATCACTACACACAGGTGGTGTAACGTTTACACAGGTTGGATAATAGATACTCATATTTATTGATTTATTGAGTGAGTTTTTAAGAATAATGGCATCACTGCCCAAACCAATTAAACTTCTTCACAGGGTAAGTAGCATTTTTTATTATAAACTGTTTCAATCGTGTACGTCAATGCGTGCATTATCGAATTAGGTTTTAATAAATATTCTACATTTTGGTATTCCCTATTATATATTGTTTCATTATCAATTACAGATTCGCCGCTTGGATAAATCGAACAACTGTAAAGATTATATGTATTTAAGTCTGTTTGTGAAAGTTTCTCAATCATGTTTACAGCTATAAGAGCCATAAGATTTTCACTTTCCATTTGTATTTTGTAGCGATCCGAAATAAAAACGAGTGACATTGTAGCAGTTTCCTTCATTAAATTACCATCACCATAATCTTCAGGGACTGTTTCATAATTTAATGTCATTATTCTGTGATATAACTGTAATGGATAAGTGTCATCATATATTACGTCAGTACATTCACCATCATTGTCAATCTCGCATGGTCTTGTTATTACATTATCTTTTATCTGCTCAGAAACTAACTTAACAATATCATAATATTTGCCACCTTGAAAACGGGATGTGTTGAAAACATCTGTTTCAAGATTGGTATTTATTATTGATACTATTTCTTTAAGTTTAGGCATTTATATATTTTTGTAAAATTTCGTTGCAAATTGCTTGGTCTTTTTCAGTCACACCCCAGATATTGTTACTGTATTTTTTCTGAAAATTATTAACCATGTCATTATAAGAAAGTTTGCTGTTGTAATTAGCCGGAAACCCAATTACCCATGACTTGCCTTGTTGGTCAAAAGTTAGTTCCTTAAACATTTTACCTGTACGTTTCAAGTTTACAAACGCTGTTTCATCACCATCAATATTGCGTATTTCTTTATAACCACCCTGCAAAACTGCTAACCGATTACCTTTAACTGTTACCCATGATAAGTTTTTATTCTTTTTCTTTCCAAACACCTTATTTACAGATTCTTTTTTTCTGAATGATGTTGCACCAATTAAAGTCGATTTTGTAGAATACTGCCCAATCTGTTGTCCATCTGTATTATTCCCCTTAGTATAAACCCTCGTTTGATTTGAACCCAATAGCGTACTTGCCATTTCACGCATAGCTTTGTCAATAACACCGCCATCAATGGTTAACTTACCAAGTTTTAAAGTAACCTTTTCGATTACTGAGTTTATATTACTTTCGTATGTCATAATTTCGCCTCCACAAATCTAAACAGATTATCACATTGTAAACACTTGTCATTCGTATTCAAGTCAATTCCACACACTGCAATAGCCAATTCACCTTCATAAGTGATTTCATCATACGTGCCACCTTTATAACGAGCCTCGAAGTATTTGCGTAACTCCTGAGCTTTTGGTTTATCAACAGTGGTCCATCTATTTATACGACTTGAATTAATACGTTCTGTCATAAGTTCAGAACCAAGACAATGTAATAATGCTTCAGCAAAGTGTTCTTTGTTGTTACAAATGACATTATCGAAAGTACATTTTACTGAAAACACACCACTTAATCCAAATGTATTATCACCTTCAGTTACGCTTGTTACTGTTGCTGTTTTAGTTGTTTTAGCACCTTTTAATTTAGTGTATGAATCAGAACAATTCCAGTGAGTAAACCAATAACCATTCGAACAATAAGAATTACTATCAAGTGGCATATCTGTAATGTCTAATTCAACTGAGTTTATTGCTGTGGCGTCATAACAGACGTATATACGTGAAGCTGTGAACATTTGTCCCACTTTAATTGTATTCCATCCTAAAGCACCTGTGAGTGCGTATGTGTATAGTTCATCACCCAAGTCTAAGTCAAATACTTTTATGGTTGTATTTACTGCACCGGGTAAATATAAATACAGTTGTTGTATGCTTATGGTTTGCATGTTTGAATTTACCCATCTTTCATCTTCATCGTTTAATTCAAGAGTAAACCCACGCCACTCAACAGCCGCAACCGTTGTAGAAGTTGTATCAATTACTTTACCTAAATCAACAGTTTGCTGTACTTGTCTTAATTTGTAACGCTTTCCAAACTCTGCAATAACATCTGTTTTAAAACGTCTTAAAGCACGTTTCTGTATTTCAGTCCAAACACCTACAAATGTCGATTGTTCCGCATTAGCAATCTGGTCTATATTCTGTATTTCTATTCCTGGCAAATCATTTATGTAGATTCCACTTTCCGGGACGGTTGCAATAGTACAGTCTTTTATTCCAATAAAATCTAATAGACAATCTGCCATAATAATATGTGTTTATTTGTTGCAGGTAATGGATTCGAACCAATGACCTTGAGATTATGAAACTCACGAGCTACCTCTGCTCTAACCTGCAATTTTAAAAAAGGGGAAGTTTCCCTCCCCTTTAATATACTATTGACAACTATCGCAAGTATTAGTGATAGAATAAAGCAGTGTGCCTCTGTTCCCTGTCAAGAGGTCAGTTCCACGATAAGCATCAGCAGGTACTGTGAACAGTCCTGATTTTTTACTTATGATGATGTTATAACCTTTTTGAAGTGTTGAGGTTGTTCCGTAGTAAGCATCTGTGAATATTTCAGGACAACTATTGTATTTTAACTGAACGTCAAAATCAATCAGTTTCACATCAGCACCGATTTGCATAGGTAATGAAATCACAAAAAACTCAGAACCGTCAGGTTTTAAACCTGCTTTAAATCCTGTGTATTGCATGTATTCAATCCATTGCAAAGTATTCGGTTGAGCAACTATAATTTCATTAGCGCCTAAAACATTTGCTGCCTGTAAATCATGATAGAATTTTACACCGGCTGCCTGAATAGCTGTATTATAACCACTTTGGTCAGCAGACTTAGCATTCTGTTGAAGCATGAAGTTATGAAATAAACCGCTACCAAATACCTGTGGAACACCTTTACCACCGTTTATGGTGTAGTCAGCTAAAATCTGATTAAGTCCATCGGTGAGTAAATTGTTAGCGCCATCACGATTAAGATTAATTGCAGTTGCTGTATTTAATCCTGTTCTACGGTTTACACCAACATTAGCGGCTGCAATTGTCATAAGGTCAAGATTTACACCTTCCAAAATTGCTGAAGCAGCATTCATAATTTCATCAAGTAACTCATTCATGATGTCAGTAGGTGGTGTGCCTAACTTAACCATTTTGCTTGCATCGTCAGTATAGTTAGCAATTGTTTCATCTTCAATGTGAATTGCAATCTGGCGGAACGAATCCAGGTTTACTTCCATTTCTCTGTAAGCCTGAACATTTGTATTATCGCAACTTGCTACTGTATCAGTAAAATCAACAGTGTAGCGTTGTTTGTATTTAATCTGTACTGTTTCACGATGCCCGGCAGCGTTGTTTAGACGAAGCACTTTTGGTCTTGACTGGCTTGAAAGCAAGTTTACGAATCCAACAGGTTCGATTTTATACTGTGGTGTTGCGTCACCAAGAATAGTACGTATATGAGGGAGTAAGTAGGGGCGGAACCCTACGCCTAAAGTTAAAGCCATGTTTTATAAGTTTTTAAAAAGTTTAGTTTTCAGCACTGTTTTCAGCAACTCTTTTATCAAACTCAGCAAGCGCCTTATTTACAACAGGGGTATTTTGTCCCGGAGGTGTATATGTAGGCGGCTTTGGTTTGGCATCTTTATCGTCACCGATTATAAGTACTTTGTGTGTGGCAAGTGTTTTATCAATGAAATCTTTGATACTGATTTTCTGATTGTTTTCGTAAAAGTCAGTACCTTCTTTAGTGGCAAGACGCAGGTTATTTTCTACGTTTTCAATTCTTAGACCACGTTTAGACATTTCATCATTGACAAGAGCTTGCGCGAGTTTAGTGTTTGCCTCTTTCGACATTTGGGTAGCATAATCGTATGAATTATAAAGTGCGTTCAATTCCCAATCAATGCGGTCTTTCTTATGCGATTCAATCAAAGCATTTTTCTCGTTAGAGTATTGACCTTTGATTGTTGCAAGTTCAGAATTAAGCGCATCAATCTGTTGAGCTAACTTGTTTTTGTCACCTGCATCAGCACCAACTTTCTTAGCTTCAAGTTCTTTAACTTTTCTAACTAATTGCCCGGCACGTTTGTAGGATGACTTTTCAAGTTTTAACTCAGCTTTGATGTCTTCTGGTATTTGAAACTCGTCTTGTAATTCATTAATCTGAGAATCTAAAGCATTAAGGGCAAGAGCCGTATAATGTGATTTCAACTCAGGGTGATTTTTTGCTGCTTCTATTGAAAGTAAGCCAGATTGTAATTTTGATGCAAAGCCATCATCTACCTTTGCCGTTGCTAATTCAGCATTCGATAAGAAACTGATTAACGATGGGTCAGAAGCGGGTATCCCTGCTGCTGATGCTAAATTGTTGACTAATTGTCCAAAGTCCATATTTATAATTGTTTAATTGGTTTTCTTATTAATTTTTTTTAGTCTGCTTTTTGATTTTGAATAGTCGGCAGGCTTAGTATTGGTACGTTTTTTAACAGGTATTTCAGGATTCTGTTTAGCTTCCTGATGTAGCTGCGTTGTGGTTTTTACAGGTTCTTGTTCTTGTACGTTTTCCTTTACAGGTTCATCAAATGATTGAAAAGTAACCGGCTCTGTGGCGGTTTGTTCGACAATTACCTTAACAGGTTCAATAACAGGTATTTCAACTTTTGGCTGTTCTGCAATCTTAGCGGCTTCAGTTATTACTTTTTGTTCAATGGTTGCCGTTGTTGATACTGGTATTACTTCCGGTGTTGGTTCTGTTACTTCCTTTTTTTCGTTAGGATATTCAATACGCTGCAATTTGTCTTTGTAAATGCGTCTTATATTGTCTATATTTGCAAGAGGTGACATAAAACATTGCCCTGTTGTTAAGAAAACTTTTGCTTTTTCTTCCATTGTATAAGATTTTTTTGTAAAAATATAACATAATAAAAAATAAATTTGCATTTATAAAAAGTAATAACTATTTTTGTAGTGAAAAATTAATGATATGAGTAAATATTATATGTCAGAAATAAATATAAATATGCCAAAAGCTGTAGATGTTGATTTATTCAAGCAATCAATACTAAATACTAAATGGAAACCAAGTTTAAAACAATGGTTTTGGTATTATGTTATAAAATTTCAAAGATTATTCAATAAAAAATAATATGCCAAAATCTAAACAACTTTGTCCCTCTTGTTGCACGCATACAATCACATTTACATCTGATAATTGTGATTACTTTATTGAGTTAAAGAGTGAATACAGAAAACAAGGGCGAAAAATAACAATTGAAAAACTTGTCAATAAGATAGTAAGTGAATATCGGTTTGTGAAGGACACAAAAGCCACTTTGATATGAAAATCCTCTTCCTAATGAACTCCTACAATGAACTTGAGTTATTAAAACTCAAACAGAGATACTGCAAGTTGATGGGCTTTGATATGTTTATAATTGACAATATGAGTACAGACGGCACAAGACGTTATCTTAAAGAGCAGAAAATACCACATTGCATTATTGATACAGATGGGTGTTTTGACCTCAGACCGCTCCTTGCTGAAATGAATAATCAACTGCACCGCATTAAGCCTGATTGGTTTATTTATCATGGTATGGATGTTTTCCCTGTATTTAACACAACATTACAACAGTGTATCATGGATTGTGAATGCTCAAATCATAATCAAATAGCACTTAATCAATACAGTATTCATGCGTTTGATGAAGAATATTTCAAAGGCGAAAACCCCTTTAATGTTTACTTTCAATATCGGTTAAGATTTCCACAAATACCTCTTATATCAAAGTATCATAATTCTGTTGAAATAACTCCTGACTGTGTCAATATTTATAATTCTAAAATTCGTATTATGGATGGCGCCTTTTTTGAATTACATGTTTTCAATACACCTAAGAAACGTGCTGATGTAGTTGCAAGACGTGAAAAAGCTTGGGAAAATGGTATGCCTGCAAATTGGGGTACACATTACAGAGAAGAAAAGAATGCAGGGTTTAAACCTCCGATTTGTAAGGATATAAGAGATAATATAGAGTTGTTTGAATTGTATTCAAAACTTGGTGTGTTATGATAATCACACAAGGCTACCAATCGCACGCACTCAGACACTTTGGATTTCTAAGCAAATTCAATCTAAGGCAATATACCGACAAACAAAGACCGCTTGTAATATTCGGCTGTTATGACGATAACGATTATACGGTTATCAGAAACCATCAATCTAACTTGGTTATTGTTTGGTGTGGTGCCGATGTGCGTAATATTAGAAATATAGAATTACTTAACCAGCCAAATATCATTCATTGTAGCGACCACTGGCGAATTATTGATAAATTAAGAGAGCGAGGACTTCGAGCAATACAATTAAAATGCTTTTCAGATACAACAGACGCAAACCCAACAGTATTAGGCAGTAAGATTTATACTTATATTCCAAAACAGGATTCAAACTATTACGGAAAACAATTAGTTGATAAAATTAAAACTCCTTATGAAATAATTGTAGGTGATTTAATTTATACGAAAAAAGAATGGGACAATGGCATAGCAGATACATATTACTCACAATGTTTCATCGGTTTGGCTCTTTCTGAATGGGGAGGTTTGGCAGGTATTATAGAAATGGGGTTGAGGGGTATTCCTGTAATTACAAACATAGTTGAGTTACCGCATACTATACCATTTAAAACGGTTCAGGATATTGAATATGCGATTAATTATGCTTCACATTATATTGGAATGACTAATATTGAATTATCTCAGCAAGTCCACGCATCTGTTATTATGGGTAAAATGAATGGTTTTAATTTAGCTTATTTAATAAAAAAATAGATTATGGCAATAGTAAAAAAATTCAAAGACTTAGAAATTGAAGTCTTAGCCAGCCTAAACATCAAGTATGAAGGTTTACAATTATGCGAGTTAGGAAATCAAGACCAAGACGGTAAACCTGCAAAGTTTGTATATGAAGCGACAGGTGTTAATCATACATCAATAGACTTAAATGGTAGGGATGGTGCGTTACCTTTAGACTTAGGTAATCCGTTGCCTGTTGATATGAATAATAAGTATGACGTTATTACTAATTATGGAACCATAGAACACGTAAACAACCAATACGGTTGTTATCTTAACGTTCATAATATATGTAAAGTAGGTGGCATTATGATACATGGCGCGCCTTTTATAAATAACTGGCCTAATCATTGTCGATATTATTATGAAGCTATATTTTTTGAAAAGTTAGCTGAGTTGTGTGGATATGACATTATCCGAATTGAAGTATTAAAGACTGAATTTTTTACACCGCCGCGCGCTTTGGTTTATTCTGTTTTTATGAAGACTACCGATTCAGTATTTATACCTATTGAAGTATTTGATACGATACCGATTGTTGATAGTAAAGACATGAGGTTTGTTCAGAATTATGATAGGAGGTAAAATTATGGCAATTCTATTCCACCCCGACCCACTCACAGAAGTTTGTAAACTTTACCCAGTTCTTAAAGGACTTGGCATTGACTTTCATAATTACAAAACAAAGCCGTTTGACTTATTTATTTATTGGTCGTATCATAAATCAATAGCAGAACAAGATGAGTTTACACTTGTAACGTCCGGATTAAACAAAGGCTGTTTTGATGTGAGTAAGACAAAAATAAATGAAGTATTTGACAACATTATCGTAAATCCTGAAACTTATTCAGGCGTTGTTGTTCGTAAAACAGAATTACAATGTAGTTTAGATGAAGTCGTTTTACAATGTCCAACGACAAAACAAGACGGATATATTTACAGGAAGTTTATTGATACATTTGAAAACGAAAAACCAACTGATCTGAGATTGTTTTATTTTGGTGAAATAAAATTCATTTGCAAAAAGACTTATCTCGGTGCTATGTTTGACCGTCATAATTATATTTGGGAGCCGCAACCGTTATTTACTATTCCTATATGGAAACGACAGGAAATTGAAACTAAATGCAAGTCATACGGTTTTGATATTGGCGAAATTGACGTATTAAAAGACAGTAATACAGGTGAATGTTTTGTTATTGACATTAATAATGTTTCTGGCATTGCTTATAATTGGAATTTTAAAGAATATAAATGGTTGAGAAATTTGTTCGAAAAAGAAACTGATAAATATTTCAAATCTTTATGAAAGCATTAATAACAGGTATCACAGGTCAAGACGGTTCTTTTTTAGCTGAGTTTCTAATCGAAAAAGGATATGAAGTTCATGGGTTACTTCGCAGAGCTTCGTATTTTAATACAAGTCGTATTGACCACCTATATTTTGACGAATGGATTAAAGATATTCATAAAAACAGAAGTATCCAACTTCATTACGGTGACATGACCGACAGTTCATCACTTGTAAGAATTATTCAACTTGTAAAACCTAATGAAATATATAACCTCGCAGCGCAAAGCCATGTTAAAGTTTCGTTTGACGTTCCTGAATATACTGCTGATGCTGATGCTATTGGTACACTTAGATTATTAGAAGCTGTACGCATATTAGGAATTAACTGTAAAATATATCAAGCCTCAACATCTGAACTGTATGGCAAAGTATTGGAAGTTCCACAGTCTGAAATAACACCGTTTTATCCACGAAGTCCTTATGGTATTGCTAAACAATATGCGTTCTGGATAACAAAAAACTATCGTGAGGCTTATGGTATGTTTGCCTGTAATGGTATTCTGTTTAATCATGAATCTGAACGCCGTGGTGAAACTTTTATAACGCGCAAAATCACGCTTGCCGTAAGTCGTATATTTCATGGATTGCAGAAAAAATTATATGTTGGTAATCTTAATGCTTTGCGTGATTGGGGATATGCTAAAGATTATGTTCAGTGTATGTGGCTTATGTTGCAGTATGAAATACCTGATGACTTTGTAATTGCGACAGGGCAAATGCATTCTGTTCGTGAATTTATTGAATTATCATTTAAATTTATAGGAATTACAATAAAATGGCAAGGTGTGGGAATTAATGAAATAGGTATAAATACTGATACATCTGAAATACTTGTTGAAGTTGATTCAAAATATTTCCGACCGACTGAAGTTGAACAGTTATGTGGTAATCCGTCTAAGGCAGTTGAGTTATTAAAATGGAATCCTAATCAAACATCATTTACTGAATTGGTAAGAATAATGATGAAAAGCGATTTGGAGTTATTTAAAAGTGGGTGTGATGTTGTTAGGATAAAATATTAACCACGAACTATCAGCAAACATCATATCAGGTTTACCTATCATTTCCATAACTGCTTTTTCAACATCAGGCGTTTCTTTATGCCAGTCATGACCTGCAATTATTCCACACCCATTAAGAAGTATAAGACTGTTCTGTATGTCTTTTTTAATCTGTTCAAATTCATGTGATCCGTCAATATAAATAAAGTCTATTTGTATATCTTTGAATCGTTCTACAATGTCATTACAATTCATTTTGCACTTCTCAGCATTTGTGTAGTGATTAATCATTCTGTCAAATTGTGCTTCACCTGTTGCTCTATTTTCGTAATGTCCGGGCTTCCAGTAGTCAACACAATAAAGCATTTTGAATTTTCCTGAACGTAGGAATAACTCTGTACTTTCGCCTGCATAAGAGCCTATTTCAATGCCTGTAATGTTTATTGGTAACTGTTCAATCAAATCTAACAAGCCTGTCTTGCTTATAGGATTTTCACGCATGGGGCGGAATGGTGGATTACTCGTGTTCATTTCTTAACTCTTTTGGAACAGCCAACTCACTCACAGGAACGACTAAATGCTGACAATTATACCCACATCTATATATCTGAAAGTTACTTGCATCAGTACCATCAATAAAACCTTGCGTACTTACATCTTCACCATCTACAATACCGTTTGTTATACCTGTAAACTCTGATTGATGTATCCAGTGCTTTTTATGTAACTTAATACACATGGGGCGGCTGTCACGCATCAAACCGCCAACAAATTCAAACCATTCAAGTCCCAGGTCATCAGTGACAAGTTTTGTGTAGTTCCCTGCATATTGTGACATGGTGTCATTAATGATTTGTTTTGAGTATGATGTTAGCCTGCCTTCAACTTTATCATTACCTTTGATATAGTCTTCCAATTCCTTAGTCATATCCGTAAAGTTACGACCTGACTTAATGTTATCCGCAATAATCTTTGACGCTTTCTTTACAAGTGTTTCATTTATGCCTGATTCTGTAAGTGATTCAACTGTCGATATGATTGCCTGACTTTTTAATTCATTGATTAAAACAGGTGCTGCAAACTTAGGGAATACAGAAGCAAAGTAAGCCGACTGCATGTTTGTTATTGTGTTTATTTCAGAACCGATACTGCTCACATTATTGATGTAGTCTTTTCCTGATAATATCTTACGCATATCCATTTTAGACTGAGTAATGATACGATAATTAGATACTGTTTGTTTTATGTTGCCCTGTGAATCTGTTGTAAGGCTTTTAAGCCTATTGACAAGTTTCTGATAAATCTCTTTTTCAGTGGCTTGCATTTTCTTAGAATAAACCTTTGTGAAGTTCTCAAGCTCATTCGTGATGGCTTCTATGTCGTTGGGTGTTGGCATATTGTTTTTTTATTACAAATATATAAAAATTTAATGTAAATAAAATAAAATATTTGGATATTTAAGAAAATAATAGTATATTTGTAAAAAAAATAAATATGAAAATACCTATCAAAAATCAAATAATAATAATAAATAAAGAATCATTAGAACTGTTTAAATAATCAATAATTATCTTATCAATATCGATGTACATGGCTATTCTGTATCAGTATCTTCTTTCTCATTAAAGTCATCTTGCCCTGTTTCTAAGTCCTTAATCGTTTTCAATGCTTTTTCACTCGGCTGTAATTCCTTAATCTTTTCATCAGCATATTTATCAATAATTGCTTTCTGCTTTGCATATTCCAAAGTCATGAAGTCGGGTGTCTCTATAACCGCCCGTGTAATGAAATTATCAATGTAAATTGATATGATACTGTCTTTTTCAGGTACTTGCCCTGTTGCAAATAAATCTGATTTATCAATATTATTTTTACCTGAAAATGGGTCAAGTACTTTCTTAATCTGTACTCTTTGTAATATCTCAGGGTGGTTATTAAATCGTTTCAAAACATAGTCAAGTTCTAAGTTACCAATTACTTCATCTGATAGTTTTCCGGCAACTGCCTGAGTGTATTGCGCACCTACAATGTTTTCAGTAAGTAAGTCGAAGCGCTCAGGTATTGGTATCTGTGGTAACATTGCTTTGCGTTCAATCGGATCAGGTATGTAGTCTTTATAACGCCATTCGTTTACACAATAGTAAAACGGTTTTAAGATGTTTTCGACCATGTGATAAGCCACCTTATATACAAACGCATTGGCGTTTTCTCCATCCATTGCCTTTGCAACACCACTTTGGCTTAATGGCGTTTGTGCTAAGTATTCCATACCTATTGATGAAAGTGCATTATACCCATCAATTTCAATCATTTTCATCAGTTTATCAACCATTTCAGTCGGCTTAATGATATACCCGGCTGGCGGTGTCGGCATCTGTTTATCGCCTGTTAATCCGTCAGGTTGCTTTATCATCATGTCTTTATATGGTGACTTACGAAGTACACCTTGCCCATCACAAGCCGGGCAAACTACTTGCTTACCTGCTTTGACTACCTTCCCATTACCGTTACATTTAGTACACTCCTGACCTGAGTAATACCACATTGTAGAGAAAACGTGCTGTACTTTCTCGGCTGTCAAGTCTGATGCTGTCTGTACTAACGAATCTAAGTCAGGTAACATACCACTGAAGAAACTATCATAAAGCGTAAATAGTTTTTTAAGTTTAAGAATAATACCACCTGTTTTGAATGCAGGCAAGAATCCTAACTTATGATTTAACCGCTCAGTAATATAGATGTTTTCCTTATCCCTTACAGCATCATAAACGCCGTAATCAGTTATGATAGTGAGCTTATTTTTATTATTAATGTCATCAAAATAAACGACAAATTTATTTTTAACAAAGTCAATAACATTTTCGCATGAAATTATCTCAGCAATAGGTTTGTAAAACTCTGATTTATCTTTGTATTCGTTTTCAGGCATAATAATAACCACTGCATTCGGGTCCTTAATCATTTCAGTCATGCCATACGATACAAGCCAATTTTCTAAACTCTGAAATTCAGGATAGTTTTCCTCACAATATTTCTGTAATGTTTCATCGTCAGGCATCTTCTTAGGTACTACCGACTTTGAATAGTCAATAGTCCAATCCTGTGACTTTACTATCTTTGAAAGGTTATTGATTGCTTTTTCACATAGCTTCTTAGACTGTGGCAAATAGCTTATACGTCTGTACGTTTTAATGATGTCGCTTTCACTCGGTCTGCGTTCATCAATAAGCCTTTGAAAATATACATTCTCAATATCGTTTTTTGTTGTTGTGTCAATAAAATAACCTTCGACATGAAAACACATGTGTTCTTTTATATCTTTTGATTTATCGTAATTTTCACAGCGTTTCCCATTAAAGTATGGTGTTACAAAATTAATGTCAACTAATACTGATTCCATTGTTTAAATATTTGAGCGTTCAGGCAAGAATTGTCTTTTGGACTGAAGCGGAAAATAATGTCCCAAATTGAATTTATTGCAGTAGAATTGTGCCAAATTATCATAAAATTTCTTTACGTTCTTATCCTGTAAGTTACCACCGCAACTATAAGCGTAATAGTTTTTATATATTTCTGTTGCGGGTAAGTTTTTTCGTGTAAACTGTTCCCAGTAGCAAGGCAGGTAAGGAGAAGTGTGTGGATAAATTCCTGTCTGAATCATTGCTATTGTGAACGGCAACTCATCAGGAACGCATGAAGCAAACATCATATATTTTATTTTAATGTTTTCAAAGTTCTTTTTCGTTTGTTCAAAAAGTGCTTTAACTTCATCACATTTTTTAAAATAAATAAACTCAGAGCTAAGATTATAAAGCAAACCATATACATTGTATTCATTAATGATGTCGGTAGGATTTGCCCACGAAATAAACCCATTCTTTGCCTTTGTGATGTCAATATTACCACGATTAGCCATTGTGAAGTTTATCGTTTCAAACTCTTTAAAAAGGTCTATAATAGGTCTGCGTGGCAACCATAACATATCAGCATCTAAGAATATAGTTTCATCATAAGGACTTAGTTCGTACAGATATGCTTTTGATTTAAGATACTCAGGTCTGCCGTGATTAGTGTAACAGTATTTCGGTATCTCTATTACATTGTTGAACATTAATAGTTTGTTGCCGTGTAAGTGTCCGATACCTTTGACATCATGCAGTAAAGTAATTGACACATCAGGAGAAGTGAATTTGATACTGGCTGCGAGTTGTAGTGCCATATTCCCGTAAAAGGGATGATTGAGTGAAATTAGACAGATTCCTTGTGTCATTTTTAATTATTTAGCTGTAAATATTTAGATAACTGTTTTACTTTTAAACTTTCATCAATTAACTTTTCGACTTCATTAATTTTTAAAGGACATACCATTTCATCGCCATTTGAAACAATCAAAGTATGTTCAGCATTATTTCTGTAATACTGTTCAATCCTGTCAATTACAAAAAGAATTACAATTCTTATTTCTGTATTTATAGATTCAATACCTAATTCATTTAATTTAGCATCTTCATTGGGATAAAATAAGATTGGTATTTTCAGTTTTACTTCCATGTTACTTATATATAGGTTTAACAATATATTTATAAAAGTAAATAGGTTTTTCAATGAACAGTTCTTTATGATATGGATTAAGTGCCGACAATTTCAAAGCCCATTCTGTATCCTCGCCATGTGATTTATATTCAAACGGCACAAGTTCTGCAATCTCTTTTAGCATCGGGTTCAGATGGTTAGGGCAACGATAATAAACCCTATCTTTCTCAAAATACGACTTATACTGTGATGAATGAATAAACTTGCGTGCTGTTTTCTGCTTGTTGTTTACTGTCATTATTCCTGTAATTCCAATAACGTCAGGTGCTTTCAGTAGTTCATTATGAATGATACGGACATAGTCAATAGAAACTTCATCATCGTCATCAATAAATGAAATGTATTTGCCTTGTGCCATTGCAATCAGTTGTTGCCGTTTCTGTCCTATTGTTATTTTTTCTCCTTGCACGTCATCCATCCATAATATCTCAACTTCTTCCGTCAACTGCCTGTCATTGATTTGTTCGAGCAATCCATTAACAAGCTGATTAAACCTCAGTTTGCGTGTTGGAATAGTACATATTAGAATTGACCAAATCATTTTAAAAAGGTTTGTTTACATTTGTAACATCATATTTAGGTTGCACTTCAATATAATCATAAGTTTCAATATTCATTTTGTAAGCATTATTCTTAAATAACACGTCCCCACCATAATCTTCAATTATTGCAAAGTTAGGTAATAATTTTGAAATATCAGAAACATCAAGCGAACCGTCATAAAGATTTTCATTATATTCAGTATAAAGATAATCAATTTCAGATAACATTTTTTCAGAACCTTTAATCATTAATTCCTCTGCTCCCTGTATATCTGACCAAATGAAATCAATATGATTTATTCCAACTATACCACAGAAATCATCAATAGTAATTGTATTGCAATAAGCTGTTTTAAATTCCAAGTCTTTCCAAATCTGTACTACCTGTCTTGGCTGTTTTAAACTTGAACTGCCATTATAAGCCTTATTTACTGATAAATAAAACTCTCTTTGATTTTCTGTTTTGTCGGCGATTGCCAAATTATGAATATGAACCTGCGGATAGTCCTTCATTTGTTCACGGCTCCATGTTACCATTTCAGGCACAACCTCGAAGCAATGATACTCAAACGATATGGCAACGTCTTTAAGTATGTCACAGATGAACTTTGTCGTTTGGCAATCATTGCTTCCAAGTTCTAAGAATATAATATCCTTTTTGCCTTTAAGAACTTCTCTTATTATGTCGTAAATATCCATATTACTTAGCAAATATCAGGTTTATATTGGTATCTTTTATTAATTTCATTCCATATACTTCACAATAATCAATATAAGACTTCCGGTGACGGTCATTTACTTCAACGCAAATCATTTTTACATCAGTAAGATTAATCTGCTTTAAAATATCAAAATCAACGCCTTCAGTATCTATGTTAATGAAATCAAACTGTTTATGTTTGCAAAGTTCTAAAAGACGGTCATAAGTAAACATTTGTTTGCGTTTCTTTTCAAACTTAAAGCCCATGTTCTTTTTCCATTTAGTCGTTTCTTCTTTTACTGTTGATGAAACAAGAGAATCATGGCACTCATGGAAGTCCACTTCTTTATTTTCAGCACCAAGACAGAAATTAAAACAGCCAATATTTTTATTGTCTTTGTACAGTTCTTTTAGTGCTTGAAACGCTCCTGTTGATGGTTCGACACAAACGCCTGACCATCCATTCAACGCAAGTGCATGGGTGTTGCTGAAAGTCTTACCGTCATTAGCTCCGATGTCAAGAAAAGTACCTTTAGTAAGGCAGTGCTTACCACCGCAACATGATTCTGTTTCCGGGCAATTCTTACTGTCAAAATAGTCAAAGATAATAGGTTGTTCGCCTGTTTGTGAGTAGTCGGGTATGTTTGTCATATTTTATTGGATTTGAAGTTCTGTATTGGTTAATGCAAAGTAAAGGTTTTGGAGTTGGTGGATGTATTTTATAGTATTGCATATTCCAAGTTCAATACTATTTTTTTCTAAAGTTACTTTTTCAAATAAAATACTATAATTAAATTCATCAAAATTAGCATAATGTGTTCTTAAAAAAAACCAATATTTGTCTTGTTTCTCAAATCCAAATTTAAACAACCACTCCTCAGTTATTGGAATTGCTGTAAATATATCGGCTAAATGTAAATCATCAATATCAATTTGATGCTTATGTTCATTTTCATATACCAAATTCCCAATTCTTAATTCAGTTGCTTCCATATTTTAAGTATTAAGTTTTCTCCAATTTTGATGTTGTCCATGAAACTGCCATGTTTCTCTGCAATGACCTCTGAATAACATTACCCATAGTCCTGTATTACCTGTTATGGTTATAAGTTTTTCAGCTTGTCCAATGGCTCTAAGTGCTGCAATAAAATTAATAACAAAGTTAGCTTTATTTTCCTTTGGTAATACATAAGCATTATTATTTTTATGAATTTGCGGAATATCATTAAATCGAATAGTATCTGGAAATATAGATTTAAAAGTATTGTAAAATTCAATCTCATCAGTCTGTACTACAAACGAAGTGCTACCTGTATTAATAGCCATTTCAATCATTGACTTGTAAGGCGTTGCTTTAATTTCTTTTACTTTGTCATTACCCCTATAAAGTACTGCCGTTCTGCTGCCAATCTGTTGTATATATTCCCATGACTTATCGCCAACAAGACTTGACACTGGACATATAGCATTTGCCATTTTACTTAACACATCTAAATATACTTGGTCATACCACCCATACTGCCATCCATGATTGAAATTTACATTTGGCAAATTAGCATCAAATATATAATCATTCATTATCATTTTATCAATTCTTTGTCCGGGATATTCTGTATAAAGTCCAAATTGATGTGAACTATCAATCTCATCCGGGTATCGTTTATGAGTATCATAAAAAGCACAAGTATCATGCAACCGTACTGTTAAGCATGAGCAAATTCCTGTTCCAGTTGTTGTTATTACTTTATTTAATTCCATACTTTTTATTACTTTCCTCAAATTTGTATCTGTAAATGTAAATAATTTTATTGATATATGCTTCACTTTTTAAATGTGAATAAATATCTTTTGCGAATTGATGATCCTCGCCATAACGCATATCTTTGACGCCTACTTTTTGACATATTTCTGTCTTTATAGGTGTCTTGCAGAATGGCGTCCTGACATGATTAAACCCATCGAAGTTGTCACGCCATTCTTTATATCTTAATGAAAAATTACTTTTTTCCTCTCTGTCTTCAAAGATGCAAAGTTCTTGAAATGTGATGCAGTCTTTACCTTTGTCAACTACATTCATTATCAAATCAATGGCATTGATTGCAATCATATCGTCATCGTCAATCTGCCAGGCATAAAGACCTTTGCATAAATCATACATTTGTTTACGCTTTTCGCCTATGCTTATTTCCTTATTATCTTTTATTGATACTATTTCAATTTCATCTTTGTATGGCAGGCATTGATTTTCAATAAACTGTTTTAGTGTGCTGAATTGCTTTTCGCGGCCAACTACTGTTGGAATACAGATTGATAGTTTAATCATTTTGGTAGTTTATTAATGTCAAAATTACGTTTTTTTCTTAACTGATAATTTCTTCGGTCAACATAAAAGAATGATTCTGTTTTGCGAATAAGTGCATCCCTTTTAACACTTGCATTATTAGAAAAATGTTCATGTTTAAAAAGTATTTGTTCAAAGTATGTTTGTTTTTTTAATTGAGTTGCAACCTCCATTTGCTCATTGTCGCACCACAAACTGAAATACGAATGATGGTAAACATAACCAAACCTATCATAATATTTACGCCCAAGTATCGGCAATGTATTCAACTTACTGCCTACATATCCATCGTTAAAATGAAGCACCCCATCAGTATTAGGATAAGACTTTCTCATTTGCTTTCTGATTATGTTATCCCACCCTTTCTGAACGCAAACCATGTCATCTGAAGCCGCTATAAGAATATCCCAGTTATCAATAAATTCAATATCCCGGTTATAGGCATGTATTTTATTTTTAGATTGCCCACAAATACAAATCACGTTTTCATGTAGTGACTCAAACTTAGTAATTACTTCATCATTATTGGTCTGATTGTCGTTTTCATCAACTGAAATCAAATAGATAATTTTATTGTTGTTTTCTGCTAAGTCAATATAATTCTTGACAATAGAAATAGCCTTATTAGGTCGTTCCCTTGTAGGAAATTTCAACAGTATAATACTATTTCCTTGCATCACAACAACGCCTCCTTATTAAGTTTTGTTGATTTTCTTTAAATGATACTTTCACTCTTGCATATCTGCTATTCTGAACCCATACAGGTTCATATCCGCTGTCACAAACAACGCCTTTACGTTTTAGGTCATAGTCAGGATTGTTATAATTGTAATCGCTTACAAATAATGTATCTGCCATTAATGCGTATGCTTTAAATCTGTCATGTACCCATTTAGGAAGCCGCCCTGTTTGCAGGTCAAACTTCTTAATCACTTCATCACGTACTTTGTAAATAATACCATTATTGTATTCAACATTTTTACGTTCATACTCTGCTTTCTCATATCCAAAAAAACCCTCAAAACGTATTGAATCAGTATAGGTTATTGAGCAAAGATTAACAAGTATTGCTGGGTTGCTTGCATGTCCTATAGTGCCATTTGTAAGTGTAATTTCAAACTTTACAGTATTCATCGCATCGGTGCAAGTCCATGTCTTTAAACAGAACGGTTCTGATACAGCACAACTGTTGGCATGACCTCCTGTAATTGTGACCTTAAAACGATAGACACCCTCACCATATACATTAAGAATGTTTCTCCATGCAATAATAAATCCTGCATAACTTGGTTGTGATGCGTATGTTGAATAAGGTATGTAAGTTCCGTAAGTGTTATCTGTAAGCGTAACTAAGTCTGTCCAAACACCGCCGACCTCTTCTTGAATTTTCATTGTCGTTGTATAAATGCCTGACAAATATCCATCAAAAGAAAACATAAATGTATTTGTGTCATTGAAATATACATCAGCATCAGTTAAGTGTCCGAAAACAGTATTGATGTAATCCGATTCTGTATAAGTTCTGCATTCGTTTGAAGTACACGGACCAAGTGGCACAAGTCCAAGTATCTGATTAACATAAGTTCCTACCGGGAATATGTCTGTATAAACAACAGGCACATTTATAATATAGTCAAGTGATACACCTCCACCGCGTGTTATAAGTTTACCAACTTGACCAAGTAATGTCATTGGCGATGTAGCTGCATTTGTAGTTGTTATTGTTGCCATTATTTCTTATATCCTAAACGTGCGTAAAAAGATAAATAATTCAACGGGTATTTACCGCTTGACAAGTTCTTTAATTTAGTGTAATCTATCACTGCCGACACTGTTATTGTTGTTGCATTTACTACTGTCAATGTTGCCGCTGTAAACCATATATCGCCATCAATAGCGGCTTCCTCAGTGCTTGCATATTTACCATAATAGATACCTCCTATCTCTTGACTATCTATCGTAATGACGCCATAATAATCTGTATATCCTGCTGGTAATGCTCCGAAAGTGCCTGTAAATGTAGCAATTACCATTGTGTTTTCATCGGGCAATACAATTCCATTCAATGCTGTTACGCCTGTTTGGTCGTATGTGTCAATCAAACAAGTAAGTGCCGGGGTTTGTGCTACATCGAAATCAGTAAATGAAAGGTCGGAAGTATGTAGGAAGTTGTTAGTCCAAAGATTTACATTGTCATAAACTGTTGCATAGATATTGAATTTAATTGCCCATCCTTGTTCTTGATAGTACGACCAATCCTGTGTGCCGTTGGCGAAGTTTCTGCTTATCAATTCAACCCATGTTTCATAACGTACTTTGAATGGGTAAATGAGTTCGTAAGCTATGTAATTGCCATTGTCATATTCAGTTGTACGTTGTAGTGAATAATATTCAAAGTCGCTTCCTGTTGGCACAACTAAGTTTGTCGGTTCTTCAATATCAATTTGCTGTATAAGATTAAAGTCAAGTGGAAATGCTGCCAAGTTGAAATTATACTGTTCTAATACGATATTGTCTTGACCTGCTTTGGTGGCTTCGATTTTTACTGATAAGGTTTGTAGTGTTACGTTTGATAGGGATTCGACTTCAAAATAACAATTTGCTAATACTAAGTCGTTGGAAAATCCTTTGTAATCTGTATAAAATTTATAATTTTGTTTTGGATATTCAAAAAATATGATATTATTACAAGTACAATTATATGAAGGAATATTATCATAAAAACATCTTGCACCTGTTACATCGGCTGTCCATGATGCATTTCCTGTTATTTCTGGTATCGCAGATAAATCTCTATATTTTGTTTCACAAAGATTTTCTGCTAACCAAACTTGTGTCCCTATTTTTACTGTTTTATATTTTTTTCCATCATTTCCATTATATTGTGTACAATAAGTACCATCTGTAAGTGCTAATTCTGGTGCTGTTGCTGCTCTTACAATACGGATAGGATTCCCAGCATGTCTATTTTCTCCTTGAGCAGGTAAAAACATTTCATTATCAAAAGCTAAAGCATATATAGTTGCAGAAACACCACCTATTGTTGATTGTGTCCAAAACCAAGATCTTTTTTGTATATTTTCATATATACCGTTGGATTCTCTTCTACCTATTCCAATTCCTTTAAAATTAACAGAATTTACTGCTCCCGTATTTGGTGTTATCCAATGTATTAAACCGGATTCTTTTAGTTTTCCTCCTGTTGTTGGTACGCCTCCTAAATAATTTGTAAGTGTATCATAATCAGTATCTAATGGAACTGTCCATGTTACTGAACTTGTTATTTCCTTAATATTTGTAGCTGCATACCAATTATATAAAGTACCAAATTCTTTTTTACAAAATAAAGCCCACAACGTAGCATCATCCTTATTCACACTATAATTATCCGTATGGCAAATTACAGCGTTTCTGTCAAGCATATCAGTATCGGTAACAGCCAAATCCTGTGGCGTAACAAATACAATGTAGTTTCGATTGTATATGTCTTTTGATGCTAACATAGTATTATAATCTGCTGCTAACGTGCAAGTGTAAAGTATCTGTAATTCACCTGCGTTGATTACATTTGCCTCTGCTGACATTATACACTGATTGTCAGTTCCTACCTGTTCACCGTCTGCTGCTGCAACTCCTTCAGTTAATAGTTTACGGTCAAATCTGTAATTGTTTATCATTACATCCGTTCCTGTGTCAGTATAATGATTCATGTCAAGTGCTTCATATATTTGATTAAGAACAACCTTGCAGCCTGCTGTAAATTTATTATGAACTGATGTTATGCGTATATCAACATCTGTTGAACGACTGTATTGTAATTCTGTAACTGATGCACTTGTAAGTGTGTCAGTAAGTGTTATTGATTTAAGTGTATAGTTAGCATCGCCACCCACTAAAAACTCATTATAAAAACCAACTGCCCCCTCTTTCATATCATAATAAATATCTCCTGTATGGTCAGGTGTCATTGAAAGCGCATTGAATTTAGCATCAATACGGGCAATGTATTTCAAACTTTGTTTGTCCTGATAAAAATTCTTAGGATTACTTCCGTTATCTATGTTGGCTTTCCATGCTGAAATAAATAGTGGTGTAATGAAAAACGTATGTATTATTTCATATCTTTGAATGTAATCGGGTGAAAGTGGATAAGCTACATCATCAATGTAAGCCGTTCCATTTACCCATCCACGCGATTTTCCAACCGGACCCATAAGCGTTGAACCCATCCCAAAAATAAGAGTACTACAATTAAACCAATTAGTTGAATTAGTGTCGAATAATGATTTATAACTTTCTTCATTATCATTTTCAATTAAATTATAGAAAAAATCTACTGCTGTTATAGGTGTTGTCCCATATATGCTTACATCTGTATCTGTTTCATCTAACAATGCTTCAGCTACTGTGATAACCTTTGTTGTGACGGCTGTAATTGTGTAAGTCCCATCATTTGAAACACTGTCAACAACTTCAATCGTATCGCCTACCTTAAATCCATCTTGTAAAAATGATGTGTAACTTCCTGTCGTTGGCGGTGTTGTTGGGACTGTAAACGTGACTATATCCTGACGTGTGATTGTCTTTGTGGCTGCATCAAATACAGCCGGAATATCCTTTGCAAACCATGATACATCAAATGTCAAATGACAGGTAATCTTATCGCCTATTGCCCCAGCTAAAAAGTCAATACCGCCACCACCTACGCCTGTAAATTCATCAAAAAACTCTATATTATAAAGTGTTACTGCCATGAGTTGTATAGTTTTTCGCCTGCTGTGGCGTCTGTAAATTCGATACGTATTGCATTGTCAACATAAAGCGTGACCTTTGCCTTGTGATTATCAATAGTACATTCTTTCATCATGCGAGGTTGCATGTTCGCTGTTGCGCTTTGTATCTTTGCAATAGCTTGGTGCATTTGTGGCATCATTGTTTTCAATGACTTATCCAAATCCTTTGTAAACTTGTTTAGGTTTTTTTCTGCTTCATTCATATTGCAAATATATTAAATTTTATTAAACTTCAACACCATCAACTATAAATTTTTGTTTTATGTTGTTGGTATATTGATATTTTACGTCAAAATCAATTCTTGCTTCTTCTTGCTCAGGCGTCCAGTTAAGTTTCAAAACCTTTGCAAGCCGACCATCAAATGTGTTTATCCAGTTGCATAATACAAGTTGATTGTAGTCAGTACAGCAAAATGGTATCTCTTTATCTTTGTATTTATAAAATTGATTATGAATGCCTAAAGTAGTATCAATCCAAAACGAGTGACTGTGATAGTTTTTCATCAGAAATTCAGCATTGACATACACATTATTTATAAATGATACGTATTCATAAGGTACTGCAATATTATTTTGATTAATTACTGTTTGATTATTAGTATTGTTATTATCGTTATTATTATTTGTTGCCATAAGCAACTTAGGCACTCCGATAAAATCATTTTCAAGTAGCAGGCACCCGATACGCGGCTGAAATTGCAGTGGACTGTACGATGGTAGCGTATTGTTTATACCACTTTGCCCAAAGAACGTTAGTATGTCGTTTACAATTGTAATTATTCCATCAATAGAAGCATAAACACCATTGTATAGTTGTGTAAACAAACCGCTTAATCCATCAATAAGATTTTCAATTACTGTATAGTCTTCTTTGCGTTTTGCCTGTGAAAATATTAAGTTCTTACTTGTCAATCCTTTTAACAGTACATTTTTTTGAACCTGTGTAACGTTCTGTGAGAATATACACTGGGCGTTTGTGGCTGCCGCATCATCAAACGTATTCAATTCATCAGAATCTGTCATAAACGACAAGTAATAATTGCCCGAAAGTTCGCTTGCATTTGTTTGGTGTGGTTCTAAAACAATGTCAGGAAGTACATAAGTTGAAACGTTATTAAACTCATCGAACACTTCAAAATTCAATGTCGTTGCCTTTATGATAACCTTTGCATTAAAGACGTCATTCATTGCCCGGATAAGGTCCCCAAAAGTACCATCAAAATAACCATACGACTTTGCATTAAGTATATCATCAGGATTGTCCCGGTGTGATGGTATAAGTCCAACGTCTTTTATAGTATATTTCTGCGGTATAATTACCAAATCTTTATAAACCGATTGCTGAAGTATAGTGCTGAAAAATGACAATCCTAAATAGTTACATGCCTTGGTAAATAAGTCCTGTACTCTCATACCATATTTATACTTCAATTCCTGTATTAATAAGTCTTTAAATGCAAGTAGCATTTTTACAAAGGCAATAATAAGCAATATCAAATAAGTGAGTAAATATGTAAACTCAAAGATGTAAGATACAAGTTGAAATGATGTTATTCCTGCGGTTGCTGAAGTTGATGCTAATCCTAATGATAGTTTGCTTGCAATGTCAATCAATTCAAGTGTCGTATAAGCAATTTGTGTTTCAATCAGTAAAGTGCTTATGCTTATAAGTGCTGCCTGTGTATATTGTGGAATAGTATTGATAACATAAGGTATTGCTATGTAATCTGATGCTGAAATATGTGGATTGTTTACGGTTGTAACAGCTACCTGGTCCGAAGCTAAGTAAGAAAATGTAAATGAATCTGCTTTGTCAGTGAGCCAGTCAATATCTGTTGTGCTTTTAATAGCAATAGTACACCTGTCACAATCAAAGTAATTGTTTTCATTACATAAGTCAAGTACTCCGTCAAATATCTGTACGTTATTACATGCTCTTATCTGAAATGGTATGCCCTCTGTTATTCCGGGACTTCCATAAAGTCCGGCTGCAATCCAGTTATTAATTATGGTAGCATTCGTGCCAGTGAAATCAAATGAAGTGACAGATAGGGTTGCTATTGGTGAGTTGTTTTCGAATGCAAGACTTATCTCCAATTCCGCAAAATTTTCTGGCGGGTCTGCTATGGCGTTGTTTATGTAAAATTGTAAAGACATTAGTTAATCCTCCGTTTAAATGTCGTAACTGTTTTTAAGCCATTCTTAATTTCAGATTTAACCAAATTATTTAGATTATCAACGTCATAAAGTATCTTTGGAATGCTTTTAAACGTATCGTTAAGCGTGTTTATCCCTGCCAAAACCTCAGAATTGTTACCTACTACATCTGTTCCACTTGTCGGCTGTTTTAGTAACCTTTTCAAATTATAGAAGTTAGCAACACCCATGTTGTTTATCTCTTTACGGCTTAGAATACCCTCACCACCTTCAGCTTCGATATGTATTCCGCCTTGTGAATGTCTTGGACCTACAAGCAAGCCTGACTTATTCTTACCATCAATTCCTACAATTCCACCTTCAGAAAACATACCGCCGATACTTGCACCGATTATCTTAGCCAACATTGTATCTTTAAAAGCGTTTGCAAGCGCCATCTGTGGTGTTTGCTTTGCATCCATATTCAAATTATAAGCAGACATAAACGCTAATACTAACTTAGCTGCTTCGGCTGCCTTTTGTCTTTTCTGCTCTTTCTTTTCAGCTTCGATACGCTGCTTTTCAAGTTCGTTGGCTTTGTTCTGTTCAAAGGATAGTGTATTGCTTAACCCACGTTCTGCAAGTCGCTGCTGTGTTTCTATGTTCTTTTCCTGTTGTGTTATTTCTCTGTCAAGCATCGACATCATAAAGTCGTGGTTTGCTTTTATTTGGTCAAAGGCGGCATCGGAAATGTCTTGAGCAAACTTTAATTGGTTTTTCAGTTCTTCTTTGCGAAGTTTAGCTGCATCCTTTTCGTCTTTTATAATTTCTTTATTACCATTTTCGACTATTTTTTGTTGTTTGGCTTTACCATCTGCTATAATTTTATTTATTTCTTCAATCTCTTTTTTTGTTAAGTCTGAATAATCAATGCCATATTTTACTGCATCAGCAATTAAAGTATCATATTTTTGCATTACTTGCATTATCTTTTCATCTTCAATTGATTGTGACTTTAAATTAATAGCTTCTTCAAACTGTGAACGTTTTTCAAGTTCATCAAATTGTATCTTTGTTAATTTCTGTTGGTGAATTTTATATGACAACTCTTTTGCTTCTTCAAGTTGTTTTAAATCAGAGTAAAGTGCATCCTGTGAATTTAACTCAATTTTATATCTTAAATTTTCTTCTGCAATAAGTTTTTCATTTGCATCTTTTATAAGCGCAATTCTTAAATTCTCAAGCGCAACCTCTCTGTCAAATGCTTTCTTTTTTTCATCAGTTACAGCCTTTATTCCTGCAACTTGTTCAGCTTTTATTGCTGCTCTTACACCATTTTCACGCCTTAACTGTTCGTTATCTTCCTGTATTTTTTGGGTTTCAATATTTTGTAATTTTACAATTGAATCAGCTAATTTCTTTCTCGATTCCTCAGTTAATAAATTCATTGATTCATTAAAAAATAAAATACGTTTACCTTCAGCATCCTGAGAGGCAACTAACTCATCATATTTTTTCTTATTAAATACTTTATCAATTGCAGCGGTTTTTACATTATAACTCCATGTACTTGCTTCATCTTTTAACTGTTCATGTAGCTTTTGCCCATTACTTAAATCGTCAAAGTTCTTTTGGTCTGAAAATATTTTAAGCAGTGTATCTTTTCCTAATTTTGTAACATTTTGAGCGTGCCTTAATTCATTATCATATTCAGATTGTGCAATTTTACGTCTTTCGTTTGCATTTGCTTCGTTTAACTCTTTTATTTTTTTTATAGCTGCAAGTCTTTGTTCTGGTGAAAATTCTGCATTACGTGAAATTTCATTTTGTTTTGCAATCTCAAAATTATTCTTTGCAATAACAACATTCATTGCATTCATTTGGTCTTCAAGTAAATCTAAAACATCAATATACCTTTCACCTTCTTTGTAAGCATCTCTGATGCCATTTATAAAGTTATCCCAGTTGCCCGTTGCTATTGTTCTATAAAAATATTGTGTTGCTTCATTCATACCACCAATCATTTTATCATATTGGTCGGCTGTTGAATCAGTAGAGGCTATAACTGCCTTTGCAAAATCTTTTATAGCACTAACGCTAAACGCCGCTATAACCGCAGCGCCAACCATCTTAAAACCTTTAGCAAGCATATTGTTACTGCCTTCAAGTTTATCTGTTTCACCTTTAAGCAGGCTTATATTTTCCTTAGATTGTTTGATTGAATCGTTGTACAGCTTAATATCTTCAGGGCTAAATGCTTTTTTCTTTGCCTTTTCAAGTTCCTTTATGTTGGCTTCTTCTTCTGCAATAATGCGCTTGCGTTTGGCTGCGGCATCAATGTATTCAGCATTTGTTTTCTTAAACGTCTCAGCGTTCTTTTGTTCTACTGCTCCGATTTCTTTAAGCCCATCGACTGTACTTTTTACAGCCGCCTTGTTTCCGGGATCTGCTTCGACTTTTATAACTACTTTTTCAACTGCCATTATATTAAATCATTATCGAAATTAGGTGTTTTAGTCTTAGAAGCCTGTCTGTTGAGCTTCTCAATAATAAGGTGGTATTCGTAATAACTCACCTTCGATAAATCCTTTAATCCTGCTCCTGTTGCAATATCAATGTTTGTGCAAAATCTTTCTTCTTGTCTGTCTCGGATAAATGTGTAAAAATGCTTTCCAACTGTTGCTTTGTCATCTTTTGTTGAACTGTCAAATAAGCCAACAAATCGTCCCGCAATAAAACTGTTAAGTTCGCCAATAGCTTGATTGGCTCTAATGAAAAAAAACTTAGGTAATCACCGCCTTTCTTCCATGCGTTTACTTTCTGTATAGCATATTTAAAACTGTAATTGTATGGGTTTTCTGATTCATCAAAATAATAAACACTTGCAATCTTATAAACAAGGTCTGAATCTATAATCATGTCAAGACGTTCCTGAAGCTGTTGGTTTAACTTAGCAAGTTCCGGGATATTGATTGACTTAGAATCTGATAATATGTTCTGTACTGCTGTTGTATGCGCCTGTAAGTATTCACGGCTGCACTTCATGCCTAACTCATCCATAATGTCACGTATGGCAAAGGCTCTTTGACAAGGTATGTCAAATATATCCTGAAGTTCAAAATACTGAATACCTTTAAACTTAAAAGCCTTAACGACTTGGTGTCCGTTAAGGAGTTGGTGTTTTGGCTTTCGTTTGAATGGGTTAAACATACTATTTTGAATTATCGTCAGGTTCGTAACATAATGGGTTTATTTCTTTCATTGCTAATGCAACAGCATAAGCCTCTTCATAGCTTGAATATTCCTGTAAGAAAAATATTCTATCACCTTTAAATAATGGAATAATACGGCATATTAAAAATATATTTTTATCAGTAACAAAAATGTGGTTTTGCTCTTCTGTTACAAATAAATAAACCTTATTTCTATTTATTGGATTAAAAGTTTTTTCATCAATAAATTTTATTAATTTTTGAATTGTTTTAAACTCAAAACAAGGAATATCACCTTCTAAGTTTAGTTCTGCATAGTGTAATTTGTACATAATTTTATTTTTAGGTTATAAATATTTATCAATTTCTGATTGTAAATTCTCTATTGCGGTCCTGCATACTATACGTCTGTTTATCTTTGTTTCTATCTGATTTCTATGTGGCAATACAGTAAACTCAATCTTTGATAGTGGCTGGTGCCTGTATCGTTCCTCTTTCGTGCCGCGACATGAACAGGTGTGGTACATGATGAATGAATAATTACTCAAAATACTTTTGTAGTCCATGATTTATGCCTGCTAAAATTATTAAGTAGAAAGGATATAAAACAATGTTAAATTCTGTAAATATAACGTAAAAAGCCGTACCCCAAACTGATGCCATACACGTACAACATAGAAATAAAGGCGTACTGAAAAACTCACCTAAGTATTTTATTGCCCAATATCTTAATCGCCAAGCAACCATCTTATCTTCAATCTTGCCATCAATAACGTTGTATGACGTTATTTTATTAAGCCCAAATATAAACATACTGTTAAGGAAAAGCAACAATAATATGTCTGGATGTAAGTGTGTCATTTTGCAAATATATTAAATTAATTTTCATTTTCGACAACTTCTTGTAAAATATTTTGATGATTCTTTAAAATACCTCTATGGAATGTAGAAATGTAATAGCGAAAACAGTCAGCGTGATCTAATTGTTGAGTAGGGTCATTCCTGTCAGATTTAATTAATTTACCATTATTATCTATCTGGGCAAACTTTAAATCAAATATCAAAGCCGAACATTTATCTTTGTCAATCGTTACCGGGATGTGTTCTAAAACAGCATTACAAAGTACTTGGTTTTCTTCAAATCTTGGATTAACTGTCGGTACTCTCATTTGCCCGGTGCTGAGTGCTAATTCTGTTTTTATAATTCTGTAATAATTCAAATTATCTTTAACCATTGCTGAGTGTGATTGCCCGGAAGCGTCACCTGTGACTATGATAACACCTTCGCCATATCTTACCTGTATTACCTTACAAAGATTGTATATGTTGCTGTTTTCAAGTTTAATCGCATCTACAAAGTAGATATGGCCTTCAATAAACTGGATAACAACGCAGCAAATAGGATTGTAATTGAAGTCAAAGCTGACATAAATAGGGTACATCAAATCAACAGCACAGGTCCCGACATGTTTCTTTTCATCGAAAGAGTAAAAGAATTTGTTACTGGCGTTTTCGTTGGGTATGCCGTAAAACATTTCAAGAAATACACATTTTGGATATGTTGCTTCTGCTGCATCTAAAACAGATTGAGACATAACCCCGGCATCAACTGCATCTTTAGCAGTCATTTTAAATAGTTTCCAGTCCGGTAATTCACCAGTTTCAATACGTCTTGCCAACCTATATCCCCAGTTGCCTGTTCCAATTACGTTACCTATTAAACTCATTGAGCCGTTAGTGGCTGTTAAACGTGAATAACAAGCAAAATATACTTCTTCTTTTACGCGCGTATGTTCATCAATAACAATATCTTTAACTGTCTCACCATAAAGATTATCCGGGCGGTCACCTGACTTAAATTTAATTAAACCTTTGTTGGGGAGTGTTATTGATAATGCTGATTCGTTGTATTCAAACAGATTACCATAAGGTAGCAAAAACCTTTTCATTCTATAAAAACCAAGCATCTTAGCCATTTCATAAGTCGGTTCCACCCACCATCCTATGTCACCATCCTTATATTTTAATGATTTTTCAAATAGCTTTACCAAATGCGATACTGTCTTGCCTGACTGTGTACTTCCTTCTGTTAATGTAAAACGTGCAGGGCAATCAATAATCTCTTTCTGTAATTGGTAATTATTGATTTGTTGAGGGCGTGTATATACGATTTCCATTATTCTAAATTTAGAGTAATGTTTATGGTTTTGTCGGTTAAGGTTACATCGGTTTTCTGCTCAGCTTTGCCAAACAGCCAGTCCCTATAATCAGCCATCATTCTTTGGCGTGACTTCTTATCGTTTAAATCAATAACAATAAGCCTTATCCAATAAGGGCGTGTTATATCCTTTGCAAACTCTTTTAAATCGTTTTCTTCCATTGCCAACAGTAAGCCTATCATATCAAAATATTCAGCTTTAATCGGAGCTACATATCCCTTATCTTTGATGTCCTGAATATGCTGTGAGTATAGCTTCCTATTTGCCCCGGTTCTGTTTATTCGCTCCGGGTGCTCTTTAAATCCGTTGTTTATTAGGTTTTCTGGATTAGGCATAAGGCTGTCCGTTTTTGGTTATTGTTAGGGCGGGGTCGAGTTTAAGCATGCGGTCGATTATAACTTGACAGTATTTAGGGTCGAGTTCTATACCGTAGCATTTGCGGTTGAGTTGGTGTGCGGCGACCATTGTGGAACCGCTGCCTAGGAATAAATCAGCAATTAAGTCATTTTCTTTTCCCCATTTATTAAAAAACCATTGTGATAGTAAAATAGGTTTTTGAGTTGGGTGCAACCTTTTTTTAATATCTTCTCTTTCTGTTCCAAATAAACCTGCATATTTTATTCTTGCAATATCTCTTTTGTGTTTGTTTTTACTCCAGCATAATTCAAAACAACTACCAAACATTTCATCTAAATTACTTCCATCATCATTTGTTCTTTTATCCCAAACAACCCAGCTGCCTTCATTTTTATTAGGTAATAACTCAGCAAAATAATCAGCACCCCATATAAATATTTCTTTCACATCATTAAAACAAGCAAAAATTGTATTTATTAATTCTGGTGTAAAGTCATCATTATCTCCTAAAACTTTCGAATAATTTTTATTTGTTGTTTCTCCTTTTGCTTCTGCAAATTTTTTAGACTTTTCTGAACTTGGATTTATTTTAGTATAATCAGTATCTAAATTCATTCCATAAGGCGGGTCAGTAAACACCATATCCGCTTTTTCACCCCCCATCAACTTAGCCACTGTATCGCTACAAGTACTATCTCCACAAAGCAACCTATGCACCCCAATTTCAAACAAATCACCCAAAACAATATCAGTTTCAATCGTATCAGGTATTTCGTAATCGTCTTCTTCAGCTTCCAATACTTCACTTTCAAACTCCGGCACATCCACACCCCAATCTTCCAACTCATTCAAGTCCCAATCAGAACGAAGCAACTCCCAATCATGCTCTCCAAAGCCTACATTATCAGCAATTATAAACCGCCTCACTTCATCCTCTGTAAGCTCACTGGCTTTCTTAATCCATTCGTCTGGCACTTCTTTATATCCTAAATGTAATAATGCTTTCAGTCGCATATTACCGCCTAATACAACGTTGTTTACATCTGTAACCATTGGTCTGAGTGCCATCATTGCCGGAAACTCCTGTATAGACTTGCATAGCTTTTCAAATTTGTCATCTTTGATAAGCCTGGGGTTGTTTGGGTTCGGTATTATCGTTGAAAGTTTAATCATATTTTTCGTTGCTTTGTCGTTGCTAAAAATTTGCGTTAAAGATACAAAATATTTTTCAAAAGTCAAGGATTATTTTTTTGGGTTTTTGTAAAGTGGTGAGTATTAGTAAAGTAACAAAGAAAAGCGTTGTTACCTACTTGTTACCTACTTGTTACCTACTTGTTACTTTCTTGTTACTTCTTATATTCTATTGATTCTTAACTAAATAGAATAATAAATATAGTATAAAGTAACAGGATTGTATGATTTTGACAAGTTAGGGTATAAAAGATAACTTTTATAATAAGGGTTGTAATTTTGCCTTTCTTGTTACTTTTTTTAGAAATACTGATTTTCAAATAGTTATAAGGTAACACATCGGTAACACATAGATTGGATGTTGTTACTTTTTTTAAAGTGTTTGATTTATAGTTAGTTACAAGCTAAAATGTAAAGTAACAGTCTTTTTGTGTTACTTTTTAAGATTTTTAGTAAATTTTAATTTTATATATAATTATCTGATAATCAAATACAAAAACGTTTAAAAAAAATAAACGTTTAATATACGAATAATTAATAAATGGTTTTGTATATTTGCAACGTTTTAATAAAAATTACATTATGAATGAAACACCTCAAATAAAAGATGTTTATATAACTGTTGCTGATTACGCTAATTATGCAGGAATAACCGAAAAAACTGTTTATAATTGGATTGAATCTGGTAAAATTCCAAAGGAAAAAATAAGATCAGTTCTTAATCAAATTGTAATTAAAAAAGAATTGTATAATTAAAAAATTTTATTTATTTTTTTCAAATTAAGTGTAATATGGATAAAGATACATTTTATTTTTCTCACGACTATAATACCAGAACCGATACAAAAATAAAAAAGCTTATATCAAAACATGGTTTTAATGGTTATGGTTTGTTTTGGGCTTTAGTTGAAGATTTGTATAATAATGCGAACGCATTGCAAACGGATTACGAATTAATTGCTTTTGATTTAAGAGTTGATAAAAAAATTATTGAATCAATAATAAATGATTTTGATTTATTTGAAATTAATGGTGATTGTTTTAAAAGTTTTTCAATTGAAAGACGATTAAATGAGAGAGAAGAAAAAAGCGAAAAGGCGAGGGAATCGGCAATGCGAGATGGGGTAAGGTTAATAATGCGAACGCAATACGAACGCAATACGATAGCAATGCTATAAAGGAAAGTAAAGTAAAGGAAAGTAAAGGAAAGGAAAATAATAATACTTCGCCATCAACAATCAATTTTAAAATTTTTCACGAATATTTTAATTCACATTGTGGCAATATTTCAAAGATTGCAAAACTTACAGAAAGCAGAAAGAAATCAGTTAATTCAATATTTCATAAATTTGGAAAAGATAAAATTTTTAATGTGATAAATTCACTTACAAAATCAAAGTTTCTACAAAACGAATCAGAACGTTCTGCAGAACATCAGAATTTTAAAGTAGATTTTGACTGGATATTTAAAGAGCAGAATTTTACAAAGATATTAGAGGGTAAATATTTTGATACGGTAATTACTGAAAAGTTTACAAATGTAAACACGTCAGATAATAACGGATTTAATGAAAAAAAAGAAGAGTACAAACGCCCGGTTTATGATCCTGAAATATGATAGTTACAATTTTTAAAGACATATTTGATAAAGACAATCCTAATTATCGGGACGTTTTCACAGTTCTCAATTTGATTAAGGACGGTAAATATGAGAATAAAATTCATCAGTTACGCATGACAGATGATAAGGCAACAAAAGCAAATTTAAAAAAATACCTTCCTTCAATATGTTTTAGTGGTAAATTTGAAAAACGGTTTGATGATAAATGCCTTATTCATTCTGGACTTGCAATATTAGATTTTGACCATGTTGAAAATTTACAGGAATTTAAAGCAGAAGTTTGTAAAGATAAATACACGTTTGCAGCGTTTATAAGTCCTTCCGGTGATGGCTTAAAAGTGTTAGTTAAAATACCTGCCGACATACAAAATCACTCAGCACACTACTTAGGATTAATAGATAAATACCCAAAACTTGACACTACTTCGCAAAATATAAGCCGGGTATGTTTTATAAGTTATGATCCTGAAATTTACATTAATCCTGAATCAGAAATACACACCAAAAAAGGAAGCGTTAAAAAGACAATTACAAATGTGGTTACTCCTGTTTTCGCTCAAAATACCGATTATGCAAAGCTAAATATTTTAGCTCAAATGATTAAGGATTCTAACGATGGCAATAAACACCACGAATTAATTAAAGCTTCCCGGCTTGCAGGTGGTTTTATTGCAGGTGGTATGGTAGAGGAACACAATGCAATTCAGGTATTAGAATTTGAGATCAACAAAAAGAACATTTCAGATTTTAAAGGAGCTTGCAAAACCATTCAAGACGGTATTGAATACGGTAAAAAGGAGCCATTATATGAAAATAATTATCGGGAAGTAATTAAGAGAATTGTAAAAGAGGAGATAATAATAAAAGAGGAACCGGCAAAGGATATAATTTTTCTTAATGATGTAAAGGATAAAATAATTTACACTTTTCAAAATGGTACAAGCCGGGGAGAAACCACGCATTTTCACGACATTGACCCACATTATAGAATGAAAAGGGGTGAAACTACTTTGGTTTATGGAATCGGTAACCACGGTAAAAGTCAGTTTGTGTATCAAATAGCTTTAATGAAATCTATATTTGACGGTTATAAATGGGGTGTTTTCAGTCCTGAGAATATGCCAGTAGAGGAATTTTACAAAGATTTAATTCATACATTTATTGGTAAAAGTACCGAAAAGCATCACGACAATCAAATGTCAATGGAGGAATTAGAAAAAGGGATGTTGTTTATTCAGGATCATTTCTATTTAATTTACCCGGAATATGAAAATCCTACACCTAAATATATGAATAATAGGTTTAGGGAGCTTATTATAAAGCATGGTATTGACGGTTGTATTATTGACCCTTATAACCAATTAGACAATGATATAAGCATTACAAATGGAAGAGAAGACTTATATTTAAGTAAGTTTTTAACCGCTGCAAAAAAGTTTGCAGGTAGTCAGGATGTATTTTATTTTATAATTTCACATCCCAGAGGTGGTTTAAAAAAGCCACAAAACAAACAGGATTACGACTGCCCGGATATATACGATTTGTCAGGCGGTGCAATGTGGAGTAATAAATGCGACAATATGCTTGCTATTCATAGACCTTGTTATACATCTGATAAAAATGATACTTCTGTTTTATTTCGGTCAAAAAAGATAAAAAAGCAAAAACTTAATGGAATACCAGGAGATGTTATGCTGAATTTTGATAGGAATACAGGAAGGTATTTTTCAAATGCTTGGAAAAATCCTTTAGATACAACTATTGGAGCAGTTCAAATGGATAAGATCGAACTTAAAGACGTGGCAAAGCAAATAATAAAACCAAATACATTATTTGATGAACCAAAAAATAATGATGTAGATTTAAGTCCTAATCAGGATATTGATGTACCTTTTTAAAAATAAATACCAATGAAAATAACATTAGAATACAGCCCAAAACAAAACGCTTTTCATAATAATTCAGGCAATCATAAGCCAGACACAAACAATTATCACACTATCTGTAAAAGTATAGATGATGTATTTGCAGACAGGTTTATAAGAGTAATAAGAAAAAAGACTGATTATAAGCCTATGAAATTATCATACGTTAAAAATGAGTTTAAGAAGTTTTGTAAGGATTAAACTAAATAACCAACCCCCCTTTTAAAATGAACAACCCCCTATCAGAACCACAATTTAAAGCAGTTAAATTCTCAGCAGTTTGTAGTTATGAAGCCTATGTCAGATTATGGCAATGGCAACAAACGAGATTCAGCAAGTACCTTATTGAAGTAACCAAGTCATTTTATACAAATACTGGCAACAGGTTTTATTTGTCAAGGTGGCTTGAAAGTGTGATATTGAAATATTGCAAGTCGCAAGGCTGGAGAGCTGAGAAACCTTATGATAAGGGTGCAAAAATAAAGTCAAAGTCAGGTAAAGAGATATGGGTAAAGACTGGATATAGTCGGGCAGGTGTAGCAGATTTGATGTGCATTATACAAGGTACGGTGTATAATGTTGAGGTAAAAGTAGGTAAAGACAAGGCTTCAGAGGCTCAACTTAAAGAAAAGGTAAGAGCTGAAGCCAATGGAGAAAAGTATGTTATTGTAAAGACTTTACAGGAATTTTGGGAGTTAGTGGATAAAGTAAATATAAGATAAGATGTTTAACCCAGACCTCCCACTTTCAGACTTAAACCCCTGCTCACTTGCTGAATGGCTTGCACTACCCGTAAAAGACAGCGATAGGCGTTACATCAAAGCCGCAGGAGGTGGCAACAGCTTCCAAGACATGAAGCCACTGGATAAGAAGTTGTTTGAGGTTGCGCAACCCCCTGCAACCCCACCACCAACAGTTACGAAACAACTAACACTATTTTAAATGAACTGGTACTACGATAAACTACCCCTATACACTTCCATAATATGAGCAGGCAATGGAATGACAAACAGAAAGATGAAGCATCAAAGCGCATGTTAGCTTTGTGGCTAAAAGAACGAATGTTAAAGTTTTCAGGTTGTAAACAGAAAACTAAATTAAGAATAGGAGTGCAAAGGAAAATAGTTTTTATTGAAAATAAATGACAATTAACTTGTATAAATAAAATTAATTTTGTATATTTGTTCTGTAATTGTCGTGGATTACAAAAAAGATATTGGTGTAAACCATTAAACCCTCTTTATAAAACCACGACTTTATATTGAGGGTTTTTAATTTATATGCAATGAATAAAATATGCGGTATTTATAAAATTACTTCACCAAGTAAATATGTTTATATAGGGCAAAGTTTTGATATAGAAAAGAGATTTAAATATTATAAAAGACTAAGTTGCGAATCACAAGCACGCCTTTACAATTCTCTTAAAAAGCATGGAGTTGAAAAGCATAAGTTTGAAATTATACATCAATGCGAAAGAGAGCAATTAAACGAACTTGAAATTTATTATATTGAACTTTTTCAATGCTTTAATAATAAGCATGGGTTGAATATAAGAAGTGGTGGTGATAGTGGAGGAAAATTATCAGAAGAAACTAAAAATAAATTAAAATTATTAAATATTGGTAAAAAAAAGTCAGAAGAAACTAAGAAAAAGATGAGTGAATCACATAAAGGAAGACCACCTGTATCATGTGAAACAAGAAAAAAAATGAGTGAAGCTCAGAAAGGTAAAAAACATTCACCAGAAACAATAGAAAAATTAAGATTAATAAATACTGGAAGAAAAATGAGTGATGAACAAAAAGAAAAGTTAAGAATTGCACAAATTGGAAAAACATACAAAACAGGATGGCATCATACAGAAGAAGCAAAAAGAAAAATAAGCGAATTTTCAAAAGGCAATAAATTTAGATTAGGTAGCATAGCTAATAATGAAACAAAATTAAAAATGAGCAAATCTCAAAAAAAGAGATGGGCATTACAAAAAGAGGGATTGAGCATATGAACCGAACAACCTATACCATTTTACAGCACACTTGCAAAGGCACCGGCATCACCCCCACCCAAGCCCTAACGATTCGCAAACACACATCACTGAGAGCAACAGCACTATACATCTTACATGATTATTATAAAATTAATCAGTACATTCTCGCAAAGGAGTTTAATATGTCACAGTCGGGTGTAAGTTTTTGTATTTCAAAGTGCGTTGATAGGATATTTTCTGATGGGGAGTTTAGAGGGAAAATTTCAAAGATGGTTAAAAAAATGGCGAAATTTCAGAGCAAAAAAGCAAACAATCTGAAAAATAATTTGTAAGTGTTTGAAAATGAGTGAGAAAAAATTTTATTAAAAGTGTCGAAATTATATATTTTAACTATACATTTACATCATAATTAATAACATAATATTATGAAAGCAAAAACATATAAAATAAGCAAACAAAGAGCTATCGAAATTGCTCAAAATCATAATAATGTCAGCAAAGAAATAGCTCAAAAATATACTGATTCAGAATTAAAAGAAGTACTTAATCATTTGAAAATTAAAGCAATATTAATCTAATTAAAACAAACATGACAACAATCACAAACAAACGCAATGGCAAACCTGTAAAAGTAAATATAACAGGTATTACAGAAAATTACCCCGATATGCAATCGGCTTGCAAAGGTATTTCTGAAAATATTGACAAAAAAGTAGATTACCAGTATTATAACAGAAAACTTAATCAATGTAAAGATGGAGTTTTGATTATCAATACTGATAAGTTTGGTCAAATCAAAATTGAAAGGATTACCGATGAAAAAGCCTAAAGACTTCCAAAGTTACTTAGTTATAGCCATTCAAAACGGTTACGATTTACACAAAGGGAAAGACCTTTTGAAAGTAAGAAACATAATACAACAATCTTTAACACAAAACTAATATGAAAAAAGCATTAACATTATCACAAAAAATAGAATTAGGTATTGCAAAGATATTTTTCTTAGCAAACCAAATAAATCGTAAAACAGATATTTGCGTTTTTACTACAGATACTGCTCATTGTAGCTATATTGAATTAAGAATAGTAAGAAGCAAATCTGAATATGATAAAGACCCTATCATTTTTTCAGTACATTATACAAATGAATTTTCTAAATTTAATGGAGAAGATACACTTGAAAGACTTAAAGAAATTGAAAAGTGTATTACAGCTTTAGAAGACATTTTAAAAGATAAAAAAATTGATTATTCTTTATTTTATGCTGTAAGAGAATATATAATTACAAGTTACCAAATTTAAAATTATATAACAAAATGAAAGACCAAATACAAAACTTATACATGGCAGCCGTTGCCATTAAGAAAATAGCTGAGATACTATGTATTGACGACTGTAAAGACTTATCGCCTGACATTGAAGTAATATTAGATAAAGACCACCATGAACTATGGACTGTTTCATTTTACGGATTTGAGATAAATGCAGGTCATAACAACACTACTTTTCTTATGCCTTTAATGGCTGATGCAGAAATGATGAAAGAGGCTTTTGCAAAAGTAGAAAAGTTTATTGAACAGCTTAAGAGTATAGAGATATAATTATTCACTTAAAAAACATATACAATGACACTTACACACATCGACAAACTACGCAACCCAAACTTTTTAGGAAGTTGGGACTTGCTCGACAAAGAGGGCAACTATAAAAATATTATTGTTACAATCAAAGAAATAAAAACTGATGAGGCTTTCAATCAGAAAAGCGGTAAAAAAGAACAGATAATCAGTTGTTTATTTAACGAATGTAAGCCAATGATTATAAACGCCACAAACAGAAAAACGCTTAAGAAACTATGTAACAGTTCATTTATTGAACAAATGACAGGAAAGCGAATTGAAATTACAGTTAAAAAAGAACGTTATTTTGGTGAAATGACTGACTGCTTAAGAATTTTAACAACAGCACCCGGGCAACAGAAACAAACTTTTGACATCCCGACACTTGAAGCAAAACTAAAAGCAAGTACAACGCTCAATGAGTTAAAATCAAACTGGGAAACGCTCACGGCTTCTGAAAAAAACATACCTGAGTTACTTTCATTAAAAGAAACATTGAAAGGAGAGTTATTATGAAAGCATACTTTGACTTAGAGCAGCGAACAGATGAATGGCTTGAATTAAAAAACGGTATTATCGGAGGTACATTATCAAAAGGACTTTTTAAAGATACTGATACGCTTTTTTTACAGTTAGCTGCTGAACAAATTGAAGGCTTTGATTATTCAGAAGAGGACAGTTACTTAAATTCTGACATGCAAAGAGGCGTTGATTTAGAACCTGAAGCAAAAGAAAAGTTGATTGAATATACAAAAATAAAGTTCATTAATTGTGGTTTTTTACAATCTGAATCAATACCAATTTTAGGTATAAGTCCTGACGGCATAACCGAATGTTTAAGATTTTCATGTGAGATAAAATGCCCGGGTAAAAAAAGACACTTAGAAACGATTTTAAGTAATGATATTCCGCTTGACAATGTTTTTCAATGTATTCATTATTTTACTGTAAACACAAAACTTGAAAAACATTACTTTTTGTCATACCGCCCGGAAAACAAATTAAGACCAATGTTTGTTAAGGAACTGACACGTGAAAGCATTGTAAATGTCGGCACTAATTCAAAACCTAAAATGATTACTATAAATGATGCTGTTACAATGGCAAGAAATGAAGGTGAAAAGATACAAGGACAGATCAACGAAACTATTGAATCATTAAAATTCTAACCATGCCCCAGCTCCCAGAACAAATAGGCTGCGAATATTGCTTTCTCGAAAAGAAATGTAGTAAAAAAGGCAATTTATGTCCCGACTTCAAACACTTTCAACTTATTACTGATGTCAAACACTTACTTACCAACGAATTTTCAGCAACTCATAAATGCAATGAGAGCAATATGAATGAGTTATTCAGTTCACGTTCGGTGTTTATCTGGAAAAGGGAAGGGGAGAAGTTGGTGATTCGGAAGTATGGTAGGAGGGGCGTTGATGCGAATTTGAGGCAGCGGATTAAGACAGGTAAAATAATTAAGATTTAACTAAAAAATAAAATAATGAACATTAAAAGGAACAAGCCAACGAGATTTCATAATGATAAAATTCACAGAAGTTTTGGCATTCAAAATTGGTTATGTAAAAAAGGTTTTATTTTGTCAAATAAAAACGCTATAAACGGCGAACTATATAAGGGATTATTAAAAGATTTTTGCTTGTTTATTAAGCCTGATTTTGATTTTAGTTTAGTTACAGGGATGGAAACATACGAAAGTTTTTGTCAAAGTCATTGGATTGAATTTTGTAATTTTTGTATTAATAAATTTAAAAACTAAAGTATGAAAAAATTAAATATTAAAAAGGTATTAGGTGAAACGCCTGAGAATGTTTTTGATGCAATTAAATTAATGATTAAGGCACAACAGGAAGTATTAGAAGCAATACATATAATGAAATCTATAACAGCCGATGTTGATGCTTATAAAGACTATATACCAAGAATAAATCAGTTTTTAGATAAGTTTTATGATTAAGTAAACCCCTTACCAAAAAATTCAGTAAAACACTTATAAGATTTTACTTGCATTATGAAACAAAATACCCTATCTTTGAACCCTGAAAATAACGCTGTGCAGAGCAAATAAAATATTTAGCCGAACCGAGTAATCCTGCACGATGAAAGGGGAGGCTTTTTTAATTTAAAAAACAAATGAAAAAAACAACCGCTTACAAAGTATTCAATTCTGACTGGACTTGTCGTAACTTTCAATTTGAAGTCGGAAAAACGTACAAACTTTTAGATGAAAACAAAAAACTTAAAGAACCTTCTTTATGTAATTACGGTTTTCATGCTTGTAAAAAAGTACAGGACTGCTTTTCTTATTATGAGTTCAACCCTAATAATAAAGTTGCTATTATAGAATTATCAGGCACTATATTAGGATTAGACGATAACAAACAATGTTCTAATATTATCAAAATAGTAAAAGAATTGACATGGAATGAAATGTTAGAACTTGCTAATATAGGAAAATGTAATACAGGACATTCTAACAGTGGCGACAGTAACAGTGGCAACTGGAACAGTGGCGACAGTAACAGTGGCGACAGTAACAGTGGCGACAGTAACAGTGGCAACTGGAACAGTGGCAACAGTAACAGTGGCAACAGTAACAGTGGCAACAGTAACAGTGGCAACTGGAACAGTGGCGACAGTAACAGTGGCAACTGGAACAGTGGCGACAGTAACAGTGGCGACAGTAACAGTGGCAACAGTAACAGTGGCAACTGGAACAGTGGCA